TCATCCGATCCTCCTCTTCAAAATTGTCAGCACCGGTCCGCGCGAGTCGGTTGCCGACACCTTGTTTGCTGCTTCTATCAGCTGACCAAGCTCCGCGCCGGAGTAGTGACTGGTCACGCTGCCGTTCTTGTGGCCCAATAACGACTTGCGGTCCTCTTCAGTAACGCCTGCTGCTTTTAGCCTCCTGCCGAAAGTGTGCTTGAGGTCATGAATGCGTATGGATGCGAACCCGGGGTGTGCCGGTCGTAAGTGTTGCTCCTGCCAGAGCTTCGCCGCGCGCACCCGAGCTTTCTTCCAGGCTGAGTCGTTCATGCGATGCATCGCCGTGCCGTTGTAGGGAAAAACCCACTCACGACTGATGCCTCGCTGACTGTCTACTACCGACTTCGCCACGCTGTTCAGCACTACCAGACGCTCATCCCGATTCTTGACCCCAGAGTTTTCATGTCGGCCGCCAAACTCGGCCGGTATCAGAAATACGCTGGTGCCAAGTTCCGGCACGAAGATTTCCCAGTCCCACCTCAGCTTGCAGACCTCTTGCTCGCGGCAACCTGTATTCACCTTGAACAGGGCCATGCGCTGCAGGTGGTCCGGCAACTCCCCGAAGAGAATCGACTGCTCCTCCCAGGTCATGGGGTAGGGCTTTCGGCTCGCCTTCTTCTCTTCCAGCTTGGTCAGCAGCGGCACGCTGTCGAGCCAAGGCCTGCGCTCCTCGTCCCGCCACTTCCTGCAAGCCAGCGACAACACGCGAATCGCACGCTCAATCGCGATGTTGATCGTCCGGTTGCTCACTCCCTTCTTTATCGTCCCGTCCGGCAGAACGCTGTCCGCCTTCCGGTCCCGGATAAACGGTGCCAGTGCCTCATCATCGATATGCGTCAGAGGCAGGTGGCCGATGTAGTCATCCAACTGGCCAAGGTAGGTTGCGGTGACCTTGAATGACGGCTGGTCCTTGTGTTCTATCAGGTACCGGGCAGCCGCTGCACTGAAGGTCTTGATCTCGCGCACGCCATACACCTTGCGTAGCCGCATCTTCTCCAGGATGTGGATCAGATACTGCTCGGCCTCTACCCGGTCAGTAGTGCCAGTGCTCTCTTGAATTCGCTCCCCCCTGTAGACTTTGTCGATTTTCCAGATGCCGTTCGGCATTTTCTGGAGCCCTGTGATTGCCTTTTTGGCCATGGAGTCTCCTTGGATTCCCCGGCCATACTTCCGCTGCGGGGTCGATTGTTGTCCTGATTGCTTGCCTTTTCAACGGCCATGGCTTCGATGTAGGCGTCTGCCCAGGCATCCAACTCTAGGCGGTCGAAGCCGATGCCCTGTTTCCCGATCGGAAACTCACGGACATGCGGCCTGACGGTATTCTTGAATTCGTCCTTGCACATGCCGAGGTAGCCTGGCGCGTCTTTCGCGCGCAGGAACCTTGGCTGCAAGGCTGTCGGTGCAGCTGCAGTGGCGTTTGCCATGTGTGTCTCCTGCGGCCGATCAGGCCAAGAAGTGTTGCCCGACCTTCGCCGCCTTGGCGGCTTCCTCGGTGCGGAACATGAGCTTGGTCTTGCTGGTGCTGCCCCAGCTGTTGTATTCGACGTCGACCCACCAGGCGCCGAACTTGCGGTACGGCTCGCCGAGGATCTTCGTGACGTAGCAGTCGATCAGGTTCATGGATGGTCTCCAGGCCGCCGGTGGCGGCAGGTTGTGGTCAGTCGCAGCTGCTGGAGCTGGAGCCGCTATCGCTGGAACTGCTGCTGTGGCTCGACGAGTAGCTGCCGCTGTCGTAGCTGCTGTAGTCCCGGCTGGAGCAGGAGCTGCTGGTGCTGCGCGATGGTTCGTAACTGTCTGCTTGGTAGGCGGGATGCAGTGGGCTGACGGGGCTCAACGGATTGAGCGGATCAAGCATCGGGTCTTGCCTGCCTGATGCCGGGCTGTGGCCGCGTGCGAATCCGGTCGGTGCCAGAGCCGGACGCGGCTCGGGCTTCTTCTTTCGCTTGAAGATGCGAGTCAAGAAGTTGAGCATGAGTCTCTCCATGCCCGCGCATGTCGGCGGGCTTGAGTAGTAGGGGGGGTGGTTAGGCTTTCCGAGGTATTTCGCCGGCTGTCCGGGCTTTCAGCATCAGCGCTTCTATAGGTTCCCGTTTTTCTGGATGCTTCCTGTGCCAGGCAGCATCACCAATCACATAATCGCCACCAGGTGAGCCGCGCCTGATGCGCTCGGGGTATTTACCGTGCTGGCGGTACCACTCCAGCTCGAAAAGTCTTGGGTTGCTCATCGCGGCCCCCTGTAGATCAGGTAGGCCATGTAGGCGAGGGCGATCATGGCGTCACCTGCTTGCGGTAGCCCGCGTCGTAGAGCTTCAGGCCCATATTGATCTGCCCGGGGGTTGGAGCTTCATGCCCGGCATCCAGGCACATTTGTCGCGCAGCACGCTGGCGTTCTTCAGCCGCCCGTTGCTCAGGAGAGCTGAGCGGCCGGAAATCGTACTCGCTGAGATGGCCGCAGTTCTCTTCGCCGCCCTCGCGGTAGGTGACCAGAAACAGCTGTGTGCCCATGGCGGTGATGGTCACTTCCTGAAATCCAGGCCGAGCCCAATCTTCTGTGGAGCGTTTGTTCTTCATTTCGATCTTCTGGCCAATCGGCGGCAGGCCTTCGCCATCCCAGCGCGCCGGCCGCGGCGTGATGTACTGCACCTGGCCCCGGGTGAAGTTGTGCCGCGTCTCGCCCGCGCCACCGCCATATGGATAAGCGCGATCCTCGGCTCCGACCACGGCGTACTGGTCCATGTTGATCCACACCTCGGTTATGCCGTGATGGGCGACTAGGCCATGGCCGTCTGCCCATTCTGGCGCTTTGCTCCAGTCGATCTTGCTCACAGCTGATACCTCTCATCAATCCAGCGCCCAGGCGCCAGAGCGGGTGTAGGTTCGGGTTGGGTTTCGTGCGGGGAGAGCTGGCGCTGGTTGCCGGCCTGCAGCTGGCTGTCGGGGATGCAGCTGATGCCGACCCCATTGAGCAGGTAGCAGGTGACGCCGCGCTGGCTGTCGTGCTGTACGTCGATGACGTTCTCTTCGGGTTGAGGTGCTGCGCCGGCGCCGGTGGCCAGCAGCAGGAGGCAGAGGGCAAGGCGGGTCATGCCTGGGCCTCCTGGCGCTCGCTGGCAACCATATCGATGAATGCTTGGGGTAGCTCAACCGCTTCGTAGCCTGGCGACCATGACAATGGCGGACACTTGGCGATCATTTCGTTGAGCAGTTCGAACGCGGCCAGCAGCTGATCGTCATTCACCTCGCCGTCTTCCGGCAGGTCATCGCAGAAGTGGTCGTTCGGATCAATCTGACTGGGGTAGTTCGGGGTGCAGAACACCAGCTTCAGGTCGGCCAGGTCCACCTCATGCTCAATGAGGTAGTCCCGGAGGTCTTCCTCGTCGAAGAAGTACTGGTCGCCGTCGTACTCGGTGATCACTTCGCCGGCCCATACACGGCTCGGCATGGCTGCGAACTTGGCCGCCCGGCTCTCTGCGTGACAGGTCGCGCACCACCCGTTTGTGGCATGGATGGGGTGCTCTGGGTTCTTCGCGCAGTGGCGGTGGGTTGACCCGCAGTAGCGGGCCATGTGCTCGTCCTTGCCCCAGAACCGGCCGGACGGGTCGACCCAGCCGGTAACGGTCTGGAGGCTGGCGGCTTCGGGGGATTCGTACATCACGACTTTTTCTTCGCGCACGGGGATTCCTTAGCCGCCATATCGCGGCAGTGAATAGAGGGGAGAGGGGTTACAGCGAAGGAGTACGGATGTACTCCAGCGGTCAGGACGGCTTGCGCTCCAGGGCGGCGCGGGCTAGCCATCCAATCCAAATGTCGTTGGCCTTCATGGATTCGTAAACAACCCCGGTCTTGAATCCTATATCGGCGACTCTTCCATCCGAGCAGGCCAACTCAAACTCCGCCCGCTCATCGCGCTCAATCGGAGCGATCGGCTCTAACCCACGATAAATAATCGCAGGCTTGGTATCTTGGTCGTGCGCCAGCTGAATCAACTGACCTCTGAACCGGCCCTGAGTAACTACTGCTGCGCACAGCGCCTTGATCTTGGATTTGCTCCACTCGCCTGGGGTTCCAGGCTCATCACAAACAAAGCCTCTCGGCGCGATCGGCTCTGCGCTGGCGGATAGGGCGTGCGCGGCCACAGCATCATCAACCTGGCGGAACACCCTGCCATCGAAGCCGTCGGGAAAACCGTTGCCGAATCGCTTGAACTGATCTTTCACCGACGAAAGCACTGCAACCGTTTCGGCTAACTGTTTGCGTGTCATGTCGAGTTCGGAACGCTGGTCGCAGACAACTTTCCAGTGCCTGCTGATGCCATCCCTCAGGCGCTCAACCTCAGCGGTATCGGTCATCGGTCCAAGCCCGACAATCGGCAGCCCAGTCGCCGCCGCATCCCTCTCCGCCTCTTCTTTGGTCCACCAGAAGGCAGTACCAACCATCCAGGCTATAGGCTCGGGGTGGATGTGCTGGGCCGGCTTATCCAGCCATGCCCGCACGCGACGGGAGAAGTCGAATATCTGCGCTTTGGCGAAGCGCGCGCATGCGGCTTCTATTTCCTCGCGCGGCACGCTGACCATCTCGGTGTTGCTGGATCGGTTTTCTGTGGGCATGGGGATACCTCAAGTCTTGGACTTCGCGCGCTTTTTGCTCCAGGCAAGAACATCGAGTACGACGCTCTTGCTGAATGTGGACTGCCTGGTTGATCTCTTGCTGCTCTTCCTCGTCGAGGTCTTTCCAGTACTCCTCAGGGCTGAACCAGCGCCTGTCTTCCAGGCAGACCACTAAGCCCTCGGCGTAGTCAGCCTCATAGCCGTAGTCGATGCGCTTCTGCTGCACAGTGAACAGCGCGCAGGCCGTGTGATGCCACTTAACACCCTGGCCATTGCAGTGGTGGCGAAGGCGGGTAACGAAGTCCGCCCAGGTGTCGGCGTTCATCGGGTGTCCGGTTGCCAGGCTCTGGTCGGCTTCGGTGTCGCTCATGGCTTTCTCCAAGCATGCGCCGCCCTCCGTGGCTGGGCGGCATGGTGGCAATTTGGTTTGGGATGGGGTATTACGGGTGATCGGCATGGGGCCGGAGGGGATAGCTATGGATGCAGCAGTGGCAGGCCTGGTGGGCGCTGCAGTTGGTAGCGTGGCGACTTTGTTGGGGCAATGGATTCAAGCCCATTACACTCAGAAGCGAGAAAAGCAAAAGCTTTTATTAGAGGCAGCGATTCAAAACAGAGCTCAGGACATCAGCGTTATTCTTGGGCGCAACGAGATGAAGAGGGCAGCCCCTATGGCGGCCTACATTCTTCACCAGCAAGTCATGAACAAGCTTGTAGAGTCAGGAAAATTGTCGGCTGCAGATGTTGAAAAAGCGTTTGCTCAACATCTGCTGGATTCAAAGCGGCTAAGCGAGCTTGACTCTAAATGGACGCTCACCGCAGATCTTGAAGACGCGGCTAAAGGGAAGGGCTGAGGACCTCGTCGCCCGGATCCTGCTGAATCATCAGCAAGCTCTTCCGGTCGAAGGCCAAGGCCAGGCGCGGTGAGATGCTGATCTTGTGACGCGGCGGAGTAAGAAACTTCGCCGCGTGCAGGCTGCCCAGGGCGTGGATGCCGTGGATCAGCGCCTCGATCATCTGGCTGTAGGTAGCGTCAGCCCAGCCGCAGATGGCGCGCAGGTTCTGGCCGGTTCGTTTCCTGGTCGACAGCCGCAGCGGCTCAGTGCGCGCCACATTCCGGTGTGCTTCGATTTCGTGGCGCGCGATCCGGAACAGTGCGTGATGCCCGAGCGCTTCGATGTGATGAATCATCAGCGTCATCGCCTCGCCCTGTTCCTCGATCCCGGCCCACTCCATCAGTTCCAGCAGGGCCTGTTTAGTCCCTGGTCGAACCTTCAAGCGCAGGTCTTCTTCCTGCAACCGTGCGGCTTTGGCGCGTCGTTTCTCGTCGCGTTCCTTGGGTGACATCGCCATACGGCACCTCCATGATTCCGCTGGGCGGGATGTGTACGTGCAGCTGGCGGCGACGCTGCTGCGTGAGCTTCTGGATTCGTTTCATGGGTGGCACACCTCAATAGGCGTTTTCTTCGTCGAGCCAGACGGCATAACCACCAGTAGACGCTTGTTTCCTCGGTATACGCCCCAAGGCTGACCAGTGGACCTGGCCATGGCCGCCGCGTACTTCACGGCGGGCACAGGCTGAGACATGGTGGCGATCATGCGCCCGCCAGGTGGTGGAGCGGGGCGAACGGGATATCGTCGTCGAAGCTTTCGGGATCCGGCCCATACCCTGCTTGCTGGTTCTGTTGCTGCGGCGCCTGGCGCTGCTGTTGGTACTGCTGGCGCTGCGGCTGCTGACGTTGTTGCTGTCGTTGCTGCTGAGGCTGGCGTTGTTGCTGTTGCTGCTGGCCGCCGCCCTGGTTGTCAGGCCGCCCCCCGAGCAGCTGCAGGGTGCCGTTGATGTCGACGTGCACCTCTGTGGCGTAGCGTTTTATCCCGTCTTTCTCCCATTCGCGGGTTTTCAGCTTGCCCTCGATGTAACACTGGGAGCCCTTGCGCAGGTACTCGCCGGCAATCTCAGCGACCTTGCCGAACAGCACCACGCGGTGCCATTCGGTCTTCTCGATCTTCTGGCCGGTCTGCCTGTCATTCCACGATTCGCTGGTGGCCAGGCTCAGGTTGGTGACCGCGTTGCCGTTGGGCAGGTAACGGACCTCGGGATCCTGGCCGCAGGTGCCGACCAGGATGACTTTGTTTACTCCGCGAGCCATGTTGTCTCCTAGCGCTGCAGTGCTTTGCGAACGAACGGGTCGAGGTCAGGTTGGTTGAGCAGCCAGCGGCGGTAGTCGGCCGGCAGATCGCTGAACTTGGTGCCGCGGTGCTTGCCGAAGCTGATCACGGTCGGGATGCGGGCATCTTCGGAGATACTCCAGAGTTCTTCCCAGTCGGCCACCGGGCGTCCCAGCTCGCCAGCCAGGGCATCGAGAATTTTGACCAGCAGCAGTCGGCAGTTCTTCACATCATCCAGGGCTGCGTGGGCATTGCGGAGCAGGCCCGGAGCTTGCTCGCGGTAGTGCAGGTAAATCATCGCCGACTGCGAATGAGAGTCGGCGTCGGGCCATAGTCGGCGGCTCAGGGCTGCGGTGCAGATCCGCTTGATCGCTGGCTGGCCGATGACGCCCCAGTCGTAGTCGACGTTGTGACCGATCAGATACTCAACCTCGGTAGGCAGCGCGAACTCGGTATGGTCCGGGCAATCCGCCAGTTCCTCATCAAGGATGTGGCTGGTGGCCAGGGCGCCGAGCTCAATCGGCTTGCCCGGTTTATAGCGCTGTAGGAATTCGTCAGCCACTGGCAGGCCGGGGATCGCTGCAAGTTGCAGCCAGGCGGCCTCGACCAAGTGCGGCTCGTTGAAGCCAGTGGTCTCGCTGTCGAAGATGAATGCATTCATGCCGATTGCTCCTGATGGGTAAGTTCGTACTTGCGTTGGTCCTTCGCGGCGTTCAACTGCGCAAGGAGGTGAGGGGACTGCTCGAGGACGCGATAGGCTGCCGAGAACACGCTCTGCAGCTCCTGCATCGTTTCTGTGATCGGAATCTTCGACAGGGCGTCGTCGAGTGCCGCAGCTTGGAGATCAGCTTGAGACTTGCCATCGTTCAGCCAGGCCAAGAGGCGCCGGCCGGTATCCGGGCTGATCACTTCAGGCTGATCGAAGAGCCGGGTACGGTCCTTGGTGGCCACGGCAACGTTGCCGTCGTGGAGGAGGTCGAGCACTACGGTGAACTCGTAGTCAGAACCGTCACGCTGCTCGGACTTCATGCCAAGCTTGAGGATCTTCTTGCCTTCGCCCTGGACCGTCTCGGTCTTGCTGCGCATCGTGCAGATGATGTGCAGCGGGCTGGTCAGGATGGTGTCGACCAGCTTGCGGTGGCGCGGCGTCGTCTCGTTCCAAGCCGACCAGGTGTTGCCCTTGTAGCGCTGCTTGGCGATCGTGTCGTTGATCTCAAGGCAGCCACCGGAACCGACCCACTCGTGGGAGTAGCTGTCGATGATCAGCGTCGAGTAGCCGCCTGCCTCTGCAGCCTTTATGGCCTCGATGTACCGTTCCGGCGAGTACGGTGCGCTCAGCCCCGTGACATCGAAGTCGGTCAGGTCGGCGTACAGCGAGGCGCTTTCGTGCTCGGTATCGATTACCGCGATCGGGCCGCCCAGGCCGATGGCCAGTTGCAGCGCGGAATAGGTCTTGCCTGATCCAGATGGGCCGGTAAGTGCTAGCCGTAGCCTTGCCTGCTTACGTTCGGCTTTCTTGAACATTGGGATGCCCTCAGTTCGGTTGGTTGTCCCACTGCCGCTCAATGCGAGCGGCCTCTTCTTCGTACTCTTTGCGCTCTTCGCCTTGGTACCGTTCAGGCGAGAAGGCTCCGACCGTCATCCAGTCGAGTTGGGCGGCCAGGCGGGGTGTTGTGTTCATGGTTACCTCAGGAGGTGATGCAGCCGGCGTAAGCGCTGGCCAGCATCCAGGCGGTGCACAGGGAAAGGGTGATGAAGCTGCCGCGCCACATGGCAAAACGTCTGGCGCGCTGGTATCCGGTCATGGCCGCACGCGGACAGCGAGGCGCCGCCCCTTCATGGTTGTGCTGAGGCGACGGGTCAGGCTAGAAACCGGTGTCTCTCGTGGTAGCCCAATGGCCTCGTTAAACGGCAAGCCGAAGCTGATCACTGCCAGGGTGCGCTCGATCTGCTCAAGCTGCTCATCGATGAGGGATTTAACAGGTGCAGTGCTCATGCCACCCTCCCATACCTTTCCATCCACTGCTCATGGTCGCGGGCAATGATGCGGTTCAGGCGCTCGGTGTAGCTGCGCTGTTCGGCCAGTTCAATGGCGCCAGTGAGCCCGGCTAGATCGATAGCCATGACCAGCTCACCACGTAGCGTGTCGCTGAAATTCGCACAGATCGCAGCGAAGCGAGATTCGATGATGTCGATAACATCCTGCCTGGTCTTCCTGTTCATGCAGTCCTCCGGGCGGCGCTTGAGCCGCACATGGCTTCCATCTTGTCGAGTGCCGCGGCAATGACCCGGCGGCTTTCTATCCGCTGACGTTCGTCGCGCTCTCGGATCGACGTGTTCCAGGCCTGGTTATTCGCTCTGGCCTGCTCCGAGGTCAGGTGATCCGCCCAGTGCGTATCGCCGAATAGCCTGTACTGGTGATCAACCTCGCGCGCCTGGGCGCTGTCTGCGTAAAGCTCATGCTCGCGAGCCATGGTCGCCTCCAGGTGGTGGGTTACTCGGTGGGTGGAGTGAGGTGCGGCTGCCAGTGAGTCACGCGGTGCTCGAAGCGCGAGCCATCCCCGTAGCGCCAGTCAATGCCGTTCCAGTAGAGGAAGCGGGCGCCGTTGAAGGCGCTCTGCGCTTTTCGTGCTGGCGTGTAGGCGATTACCCAGGCCTTGCCGCCGCCCTTGGGCAGCTCAGGCATGCGTTCAGAGCACTTGATCCAGTCGCTCATGGCTCTTCTCCACGGCGCCGGCGTTCGGTTGCCATTTCCATATCCAAATCATGTCGCTCCTCGCTGATCAGCTCGGCTACGGCATTTTCGATTTGGGCCATGGCCTGCTGCTCGTCAGTGGCGCGGCGAATCATCACGCGCAGCAACTGAATGGCTGCATCAAGGCGTGTTGGGTAGACATGGGCCGAAAACCCGCTGCCTGACGGCTCCTGAATCATGATCTGGCCGGAAACGTTCATTCCGCTCATTGGGTGATCCTCATGACCGCATTGGCCAGGAGCCAGGCGCGGGTGACCAAACCCACCGTGAAAGGTGGCCTGGCGCCTGCCAATGCGGTCGTATGTGAAGGGAAGGGGATGCGGGATGCATCGGAGATTGATCGGAACACCAGGGCGCTACCCCTGCTTGGTTCCCGCCGCGTTTCTGGTATTGGCCGTCTCGCATATACCGGCTCAGGAGGTTCACGGGTCTTTGCGATCCTAGCGCTGCAGCTCGCTTGAGCACGCTCCGATCAATCTCCGATGCAGCCTGCGATGGGGAGCAGGGCATCATGGACTCTTGCGGGAAACTAAGATGTGATGAGATTCAGCTCTAAAGTTTTCTCAACTTCTGCCGACTCGATAGCTGTCAATCGCTAAAACCAACACTCAAAGGATGATGCGCATGGGGTTTTTCGACATTGTTGCTGGCCTAGGAAAAGCAGCAGGCAAGGCTATGAACGACACGATGGTCAGAAACTTGCTCACTATGTGGGACAAGGTCAAGAATGCTCCCGAGTCTCGGCTCATGGACTTCTACGAGCAGAACAACACGAGCGAGAAAAACAACAGTACGAATCGGGCTATGGCCTTAGCCGCAATGGCCGGATCGTACCAAGCCCGTCAGTTGCTCGAGCGTGATGAAAGCGCACGACGTGCTCTCCGCAATATCCGTGAAAAAATTTCGCTGGAAAACTCATCTTCGGCTGACCGCTTGCGCGAAGCTATTGATCAGTTGCTACGTTGATAGCGCGGCACTCTGACGTTTATTTCGGGCTGGCCAGCTAGCGTCAGGCTGTCGTTAGCTGGTTGTTCAGTCGACGCTGATTTTCCCGCCGCCGGGCTTCTGGATGGTCTTCAGCATTTCGCGTTGCAGCTCACCGATTGCCCAGGCCGCAGCAACAACTGCCACGTCGCGGCACATCGCGCCTTTCACGTCGAAACCTTCAACGCTGATGCCGTCCTTGGTGATGGTCACGCGCCCAGTTTTGCGGATCTTCAGTTCATCGTCGGTCGTGTACATACTGCTCTCCAAGGCGGTTGATTTCCCGTCTGGCCCTGTCGCCAAGGCCAGCCAGTGAAATCGCTCAGCGCTTGCCCAGAACCGCCTTGGTGACGACCTTGGGAAATTTCTTGGTGCGGATCTCGTTGGCCTGCTTATCGGTCAGCAGGCCTGCCAGATACAGCGTGGTGATGGACGTGTTGATATGGTCGAGGCGCTTGGCCTCGTCGGCGTTCATTTCCGGGAACTGCTGCGCGAAGGGCCGCGCCGCCCAGCCTTGCTCGAACGTGCCTGACATTGTCTTGCCCTCTGCTATTCAGTGGATTCCCCCTGATGCGCCCCGCTTGAGGCGCACCGGGGAATCGTCTGTTCAAACCGGCGAGTTGCTATCGTCGCCGCCGTGCGAAAGGAACTCGTGGATCTTGTCGAGGCCGATGTACTCCAGCGTGTCGTCGGGATCGCTGTTATCGATCAGAAATTTGCGGACAACGTCCTCATCAATGGACTCAAGAATGTTCTCGACGCCCACCTCGCTGATGATGTCGACAGGGTCGAGATCGTGAAGGCGGTCGTCCAGATCGAGCTTGGCGGCAATCTCACGGCCATTTGCCTCTACCGTGACGCTCACGCCGCTGGTGTGATAGGTGCTGTCCACGCTCACGCTGTCTGCTGGGAAGGTGATTTCCATTGGTGTCACTCCAGTTGATTCCCAATGCCGCCTCATCGAAGCGGCATCAGTGAATCGTTCTGTCCCATTACCGCCGGGGTGGCGGGGCGCATTGCATGCCCGGGTCGTTCTCTCGGTTCAGGCGTTTCACCCTGACCGGTATTGGCATCTAGCCTTTTCATATTGCTCGGCGGCCAGCTCAGGCGTTGGGTATCGGCCCAGGAATATGGTCCGGCCTGAAACCTTGATCGATGCCATCCAGAGCTGACGACGCTGATCGAAAGCGACACCCCTGAATCCCGATTTGTTGTTGGTGTGTAACCCTCGATTCAGAGAGTTCTCCGTCCTGGTGCAATCCCGCAGATTCAAAGCTCGGTTGTCATCACGCTTGCGGTTGATGTGATCGACCTCGCCCAGTGGCCAGGATCCGTGATGCATTGCGTAGGCGATGCGATGAGCTCGGTAGTACCGACCAGCGATGCACACGACTATGTATCCGGATGGCTTGGTCGAGCCCGCTATGGAGCCAACTGCACCTGTTGGCGAGCTTGTCACGCGCCATGTCAGGTGGCCTGTATCTGGGTTGTATGAGAAGAGTCGGTGCAGTTCGGATATTTCCAGTTCGTTTGTGTTCATTGATCTCCTCGCATCGAAAGCGAACTCGGCGAGAACGCTTTCGATGTAGCCCTAATTGGCGCCAGGGCTATCGGCGCGGCATGCAGCTATGCGGGTCATTCGCACGGTTCAGCGTTTCGCTTCGTTCGCCGTCAGAGGTTGTCCTCCGCGTTGGTTGCCTTTCGGGGCAATCGAACTCCGGTCACCACAGGAAGCTGCATGGTCTGTTCACCAGTTCCAGAGCTGGCATGGGGATCGAATTTATTGCTCGCGCTGTACCGTTGCCGGGATCGATCCGCGATGTTCCCATCAATGTGAAAGAGCGGTCGGCTTGAGGGCCTCCCGAGGGGCTGTGTAGCGCCTCGATGGGTAAAATATGCACCAGTGCAATTTTGGTGTCAATGCACCAGTGCATAAATTTTTATGCAGGCACAAAAAAGCCCGCGCTAGGCGGGCTCTCATGTCGGCGGATTCTAGTTTTGCGGGACGTACTTTGTTTTGGCGTCCATGCCACATTCGGCTATCAGCCTCTGGCAGATCTGATCGGCTTCTGCCCGAGAGTCGTAATAGCCGCAATGGATTGGCATGCTTGAGCCGGATACGACTGGAAGACCAAGCTCTCTGGCGACCCCGAGGCGCCTGCCCAGCTCAGCCTTGCTGGTGGCTGGCAGTATGGCGACCCAGCCGTGCGAGGCTCCGCTTCCTTGAGGCATTGGTACAGGCTTGCTGATGTACTCATGCGCTTGATGGCCTGAGCTTCCAGAGATGGGGGCGCCTACGGAGTCAATGCTGGATCTTGATCGCACCGAAAGAAGGATCACGCCAGAAACAGCAGATGCAGCCCCAAGCACTGCCAACATGGTGCGCCTGGATAGAAGCTCAGCATTGCTCGCTCGCTCCCAGTACATGAGCCCGTAAGGCAATGTCACATCCATGGCCAGAGCGTAGGCGATGACGGCCAGCCCGATCCCGATCAGTGCGATTCCCCAAGCCTTCATGGCGAACTCCCTGTGAATTTAGCGCCATCCTACCACTCTGGCCGCCAGCCATCACGCAGGCATAGCGCTGGAAATCAGTCGTTCTGAGGGAGGTCCCTGGGCTTTACAATGAGGCCTAGCATTGCAACCAGGTAGAACAAGGCCCACCATGTCCAGAAGGCGATCAGTAACACCGACATTCTGGTGAGCGGCTTATCGGTGAACACGTTGAGCTGAATCTGAAGGAGCAAAAACCACATGACCGCAATATTTCGCAGGGCTGCTAGAGAGATTTCTCTAATTGTTGCAACGTTTGCGGCAACAATGCCTATATACCTCCTTCTTGACTCCCAGATAGCCCTTGACAGCCCTATTATCATGGCCGCAATCAAGCTGGCGACTACGCTATTAGCTATGTTGCTGATATCCAAGCTGCCTCCATTTCGAAAAAGCCGAGACGAATCCCGGCCGGCAAAATAGCCTCTTCAGGATCTCTCGATACGGCCTGCTTTTACCTCTTCCCCATACCCCACCAGCCGATCCTCCCCATCCTGCATCACCTGGCAGATCCTGATCACCGCCTGGGCGTCATGCTCGTTTCCGGCTTCGCTCAGGCGGACGGCGATTCGCATCAGTTCGACTGCTGACCATTTAAGGTCAGAGGCAAGGCCCTGGAGGTCGCGGCGGAGGTCTTGGCTGGGCTTGGTTAGGGGCATGGCTACACCGGCTGCCCATTCCACACGTAGAGCACCCGGGCCAGGATGTGGGTGTCGTCCACACGGATCTCCTCAGGGTCATGGTGTTTGTTGTCAGAAATCATCTTGAACCGATCACGGCCTTTCTTCTGCAAGCGTTTCACGTACAGCATTTCGTCGTGAGAGAAGAGGTAGATGCCGTCACCGGTGAATTCTCGGATCGTAATATCGACCAGCAACGGGTCGCGGTCTTTGATCGTGGGCGCCATTGACTGCCCCCAGCCGGTGATCATTTTGAGGTGATAGTGCTCTTTGAACGTCACGCCCATTTCGCGCAGGTGCCGAGGGCTGACCCGGATGTCTTGCAGCATTTCCGGGTAATCATGGGGTATCTGTCCGCCACCCATCGCTGCCCGAACGTCGTAGTGCGCAATCCAAACCTCGTCACCAACTTGACCAGGCCGCGAGAAATCAAATGTGACGACCTTGGATGCTTCCTGCTCGGCAGATTTCTCCTCAATCGCGTCAGCGATCTTCTGCCGAGCATCCACTGAAAGCCCTTTTCCGTGCTTCGCCAGCATCTGCTTGACGATATCGGCAGTGGAAAGGGTGGCTCGCTCTTCCGGCTGAGGCTCGACTTCGCCCAAGGGTTCATAGCCACGCAGCTGATCGGTGGTGATACCGAAGAAATCGGCTAAAGGCCTGACCTGCTTGTCAGTCGGCTCTTTGATGCCTTTTGGGCCTTGAGGCTTGAGAATCCTGGAAATGGTCGACTGGCCGACACTTGTCCGGCTCGACAGCTCAACCTGAGTTATGCCATTTGCGGCCATCAGTTGAGCGAGAATTTTATCTATCGATTTATGCATGAGTGCAATGCTGCCTCCCGGCGGTGCATACAGCAATACAGCGGAGCGTTGACAGATATGCACCAGTGCATGATGATGTGCATATCTACAAAGGAGGCAGCCATGAGCGCTACCGATCTTCCGAAAAAACTGGATGAGCTGCTGGGCTCAGGCATGACCTACAAGGCCATTGCTGAACGCGCCAAGTGCGACGTCTCGACCGTTTTCCGTATTCGCAACGGCCAGATCAGCAACCCGAGCTATGTCGCCGGAACCGCTATCGACCAAATGCATGCCGAACTGGCCAAGAGCGGTAAGCAAAGCATCAAGAAATCCGCCGCTTAAACACTTTTCAATCACAAGGAAATCCCTGAATGCACCTGGACCCCGCCAACAAACGCAGCGAAGTGATCAAGTCGCGCTGGAAGCCTGAATAGGTTCGAAAGCTACGCATGGAGGCCCGCATGGCTGGCATGCAGCTGGCGACCTACGTGCACGAACTGGCCAACCTTGGCCGTCGCCTGGGCGCTGCTGATCTGCTCCGAGAAATGAACGGCGCTGGTGAGCAGGATAAAACGGCCTGAAGCCCCTATGGAGGGCCTATGCCTGAAACCACCTTCGAATTGCTGCCAATCGAGGTGAAGGCTGAGGTTCGACAGCTGGCTGCCGACCTTGGCTGGAGCCTGGATAGATCGACGGATGAGTACTTGGAGATGAGTCGCTCACTCGCGATCCAGGAGCAATTGAGACAAATGCGACACAAGGCCCCCGTGTTGGGGCTGGTAGGGCACAAAAAGGGCCTCGATGTTCCCTGATTGTGAAAAGACAGAGGCCCTCTTTCGGGCTTCTGGCAGGCACAAAAAAGCCGGGATTGCGCCCCGGCTCTCTGCAACATCACATAAGTGAGACCAATTATGCATATGCAGACCCCAAGTGTACAGCCCATAGGATTGCTCGCGCCACAAAACACGAAGCATGATTTTGTGGCGCGCATGTCGTCTCGAGAGATTGCCGATCTGGTGGGATCTCGCCATGACAAGGTGAAACAGTCCATCGAGCGCCTGGCCACGGCCAAAGCCCCCGACAAGCCGGCTGTGATTGATCTTCCCCCATTGGGGGAATACCTCGACTCGCTGGGCCGTAAGGCTACCGAGTATCTCGTCAACAAGCGCGACAGCTTCGTTGTCGTCGCCCAGCTTTCGCCAGAATTCACCGCCGCCCTGGTGGACCGCTGGCAGCAGTTGGAGGCCCAGGTAGCGAAGCCAATGCCCGCCGACCTCAGCAAGCTGGAAATCCTCCAGATGGCCCTGGAGTCGGAAAAAGCCCGCGTCCTGCTCACCGTCCAGGTCGAGGCCCAGGCCAAGAAGATCGACCACCTGGAAAACCTGTTCAAGGAAGGCATGAGCCACGTCCAGTTTTGCAAGGGCCTCAATGGGGTCAACGTGATGCAGGTTGGCCACTTCCTTGAGCGCCGCAACTGGCTCTACAACGAGAGCAAGTCCGGAACCCGGTACCGCGTCGCCGCCTATGCTCGCGACAAGTACATGACCGAGCACCAGCAGGAGATCACCCCGCACGGGAAAGAGGCGTTCATCAGCTACACGCCGATCCTGCTGCGCAAGGGCGCCGCTCGCCTGTACGAGCTGTATCTGGCCGGTGACCTGCCCATGAAGAAGAACTGGGACGGCCTGCACACCCACGACAAGGCAGTGCGGGGTGCAGCATGAGAAGCCGTGAGCAAGATCGCCAGCAGTGGCAAGACCCCGACTTCAACAAGTGGCTGGATGAAGCCATATCCGACGCCGGCCATATCGTTTGGGATGCGATTCCCGATGTTGGTTCGGCCTGGAATGGCTGGGATGCTGCGAAGGCTGCGCTTGGCTACTACTGCCCAGCCTGCAACGGTTCCGGCGAGGAAATCCACGTCACCTATCACGGCCCTGATTCGTTTGAGCGCCTCGGCCACTGCACTGCCTGCAACGGCGATGGGAGGACCTCGGCAGCACTTGCCGTCGCGAGTGAGCGTCTAGTCAGCGAAACCGCGCACCGTGGCGACCTTCAAGCGAAGGTCTGCGGCCTTCAGGCGGAGATCGACAAGCTCAAAACCGATAACGAGGCGTGGGGGCTTACCGTTGAGGCTGAGCGTCGCATCAAGCGCGGCATCTCCGACGAGAACGAGGCGCTGCGCATGCAAGTCAAGGAGCTCGACCTGTTGTTTGGGCGATACCTGCTTGGCATGCGTGCCGCTGTTGTGGAGTGGCAGAAAGGGAAGGGTGCCGATGCCGCGATGCAGTGGATCTGGAACGGTCTGCGTGGCCCTGGCGAACTGCCGCCTGAAGAAGAAACCCAGGCCCAGGCCTACTTCGACCGTGAGGTAGTGAAGATCGAGGAAGGCCTGGAAGAGGTGTACGCCTACCGCGACAAGCGCCGTAGTGAAAAAGCCCAAGGGGGTATTTGATATGCAGTTCACCCTCACCATCAACCAGGTGAAAGCTCTGGAATGGGGGCTCAACTCCCAGCAGGCGCTGCTGTTCTCGTTCGTCTACGGCTGCCCGAGCTGGGCCAAGCCTATGCAGACGCCGGACGGGATCTACTTTGCCCTGAGCAAGGCCAAGATCACCGACGAGCTCCCGCTGCTCACCGGCAAGCCTGATACCGCCTATCGCATGCTGAAAGCCTTGGAAGAGGTCGGACTTATCGAGCTTTCCAGCACGTCCAGCATCACGCTGTTCCGTCTGACGGAGAAGGCCACCGAGTGGAACCAGAAACTGGATGGGTCGGAAAAATATCCGACCCCGCCTACTGGTACCAAAGGTCGGAAAAAAATCCGATCTACCTCGGAAAAAAATCCGAGCATGGTCGGAAAAAAATCCGAGCCAAGGTCGGAAAAAAATCCGACAAATCAGGATACCAATAATCAGGATACCAATCAGGATACCAATCAGGGTACCAGTCAGTGTTCGCAGGAAGGTTCGGACGAGCCGAACCAGCCTGCCGGAAAAGTGGTTGCACTGATCCCTGTTGGGGGCGAAGAGCCGCGCTGCGAAATCCCGGCAGACATGCCAGGCCCGAAGGACCAGTCCTGCAAAACCTTCAAGGCCTGGGCCAACTACGCGATGGCTTACCGCAAGCGCTATCACACCTGGCCGGTATGGAATGCGAAGGCAGGCGGGCAGATGGGTCAGCTGATCGACCGCCTCGGGATTGAAGTTGCTCACCATGTCGCCGCGTTCTACCTGCGGATCAACGACGCCAAGCTGATCAACGGCTGCCACAACCTTGGCGACCTGCTGGCCAAAGCCGAGGCCTACCACACCCAGTGGGTGACCAACCGCCAGATGAACGCCACCACTGCCCGCCAGCAAGAGCAAACCCAGGCGAACATGAACGCGGCGCAGGAAGCGGCTGACGCGATCCGTAACGGCCAGGGGGGTAAGCGCAATGCTTTCCTCTGACCAACAAGCCGAACTGGCCGTGGCCATCTGCGCCACTGCCGAGGCGATGGGGCAGGCAATCAGCGCAGGAGGCGCTCAGCTCATCGCTGAGGACCTTTCGGCGTATGAGCCTGGCGTCATCATCGGCGCACTGCGTGCGTGCCGTAGAGAGCCTGCTGGGCGCCTTTCGCTCGGCATGGTCCTCAAGAACATCCACGCGGCAGACACCCGCCCAGGCAAGGACGAGGCGTGGTCCATCGCCCTGGCGGCCAGTGACGAGCACGATACCGTGGTGCTCACCACTGAAATCCGCCAGGCCATGATCGCATCCGCTCCGATCCTTGAGGCTGGCGACAAGATCGGCGCCCGGATGGCGTTCATGAGCGCCTACGAGCGCCTGGTCAGTTTCGCCCGTGCCGAAGACCAGCCGGCCAAGTGGGAGGTGTCGCTGGGCTACGACCAGGGCCGCCGGGTGACCGCGATCGAGTCCGCCGTCCGCGCCCAGCTCATCACCCACGAGACAGGGGCCAAGTACCTGGCTGACCTGCGCATCGCGCCGATCACCGAAGACGGCCATGCGATTGCCGGCCTACTCACCGGTGAAGTGCGGGCCAAGGTCAGTCCCAAGGTCCGCGAAAAGCTTGCCGAGGTCCGCCAAATCATCGGCGCCGCCAAGGAGCGCAAAGAGAAAGAGCGCCTCAAGGAATCGAAAGTGATCCGCGTCGATACCTACCTGCGCAAGCGTAAGGCCCGCGAGGCCATTGCCGAACTCATGAGGAAGAGCCAATGAGCCTGCTGGCCAAGTTGAACATCAAGCGCGCCGGGCAGCCGGCCGGGGAGGGGGTGTGATGCGCAAGTTCAATCCGCGCGGTGCTCAGGCATGGATGCTTCGCCGACCATGGCTTGCTCGTCTGTACCTGCTGGCACTGCTGCCGTTCACTCCGATCATTTTCTCTGTCGCGATCCTTTGGCAGAACCGTCGAGATTTCCGGGAGATACCCGAGCTGATTTCAGCCATTTTCCTGCCTTGGGAGCAGCACTGATGAGCATGTGTGATCAACAACTGCTGGAGCTGGCGGCGAAGGCTGCTGGAATCCGCCCGGTCCTCTGCTACGAGGCCGCCCGTAATTGCCTGCGCATTGGCAGCCGCGACTCCTACCGCCTGTGGCGACCGCTCCAAGACGATAGCGATGCGCTCAAGCTGCTTGTGGATCTCAATTTCGAGGTCGAGCGCAATGGTGGAGGCGAAAGGTTCTATGTCGGCCCGTTTGGAGAGGCCAAATGGATGGAAGACGCTGACGATCACTGGTTCGAAGGCGCTGACGAGCATGAGGTCCGCAGCAAAGCGCTCCGTACCGCAATCGTTCGTGCAGCTGGCGAAATCGGCCAGGCCATGCAGGAGGGCAAGTGATGCAGATCGCAACCGAGGTTTACCGCACTGCCTGCCGCCGCTTCGAGGCGCAGATTGAGGAGTGCGTGGAGCGCGTGCTGGGTTGCTCGCTGGCGGAAGGCCTGGAGCGAGAGCGTGTCAGCACGCATGCCGGGCAGGTTTTCGTCGATGGCAGCCAGGTCTGCTACGTCGAACCGCCACGCCTGAGCGGAGCGAATGTGGTGTGGATATTCCAGGATTTGACCGCGCAGGAGAAGCACTGATGGACACCAACAAGATGCGCGATATCAGCCGCGAGCAGTTCGAGAGCTTCGCCCGCGATGTTCTGGACTGGTCAGACGATGAGTTTCGTCTGGCATCGGATGGCAAGTCCTACTACTGGGGCGCCACGGGTGAAGCCTGGGTGTTCTGGCAGGCCTCCCGCGCGGCCGTGGTGGTGGAACTTCCTGCCAAAATCAGCGCGCACAATGCCACCGAAGGCGGGTGGGTTCGGCCAGAGGCGGAGCACTACGACGAAGCCGTTGACGACTGCCGCGAGGCGATCGAGGCCCATGGGCTGAAGGTGGCGCCATGAAGCGCGTATGGACCGTGATCGTAGGCCCCAAGGCCTTCCAGATGGTGCTGATGGAGCAGAGCCTGGACCGTGCCGGCGCTCTGCGTGAGGCGCAGTTGATCTGGCCTGAGTGTGAGGTGGTGGCATGAGCAAGAGACAACCAATGCAGCCAGTGGTAGTTGCGGCCGACGGCGTTATCCGCTTCAAGGCAAATCAGATCATCAGCGACATGCTCGAGCTTTGCCAGAAGCATGGCTTCGGCCTGAATGAGATCGCCATGCGCGAGTACGAAAAGGATGACAGGTCCCAGCTCATGCAGTTGATCGGGTACAGCGTCAGTGGCTACGGCAACCTGGACTGTTCACGCGCCAAGCACGTGATGCGCGCTGACCAGAAGGCTGAGACGTTGGTGCGGGAGGTGGCGCCATGACCGAGAAGATCAGCGTGAACAGCCAGGCTAAGCTGTCCGAGGCGATCACCATGCTGACCCGGCTGTTCCGCGACAAGAAGTTCGTCGTTGTCAGCATGCGCCCGGGCAAGGATCGGACCTTAGACCAGAACGCCCTGTGGTTCGCCATGTACGAGCGCATCGCCAAGAGCACCGAGATGGGTGACATCGAGGACGTTCGCCGTTACTGCAAGCTGCACCTGGGCGTGCCGATCATGCGCGCCGGCTGCGCCGAGTTCCGCACCGGCTGGGCTGAGTCGTTTATCCACTTGGATTACGACGTCAAGCTTCGTTTGATGGGTCCTTGCGCCATGTTCGGGCCGGATGGCTTCCCGGTGACCCGCCTTTTCGACCGCGCTCAGGGCTGCCAGTACACCGACCGCATCGTGGCCGAGTTCGCGCCGAAGGGGGTGTTCTTTGGTGACCTTCTGAGCGAGGAGGCTGCATGAGCCATCAATTCAAGCCGGGCGATCTGGCACTCATCGCGGGGTCTCGCACTGGAGTGTCACCGAACATCGGCAGGGCCGTTGAGCTGGTCATCAAGTTGGTGCCAGGTCAGTCCTTTGTGGCTCCGAACGGGCGTGATGCCAAGAACGCAAGCGGATACGAGGCGTGGGCCGTCCACTCGGACGGGGCTACAGCGGTAGGAGAGAGCGGGCGTATCGATGTTGGCGGGATTTTCTTGATCCAAGAGCGATTCCTGATGCCCCTGCGCGGTGACTTCGAACCCGAGCAGCAGAACGCCAAGGAGGCTGAGCCATGCGCGTAGCTCTCAAGGAAGTGAAGCAGAAGACCTGCAAGGGCTGCGGTACGAAGTTCCGGCCATCTCTGTCGACGCAGAAGGTCTGCGGTGTTCAGTGCGCCCTGGCGCTGGCCAAGAAGCCCGAAAACCAGGCGGTGGCACGCAAGGCGATTGCCCAGCGCGAGCGCCGCGAGATCCAGGTCCGCAAGCAGAAGCTCAAGAGCCGGGCGGATCACCTCAAGGAGGCGCAGGTGGTGGTTAATCAGTACATCCGCCTGCGTGACGCTGACCTGCCGTGCGTGAGTTGCGGCCGCTTCCATGACGGCCAATGGCACGCAGGGCATTTCAGATCGGCCGGCGGACACCCGGAGTTGCGTTTCGAGCCGCTCAATATCTGGCGCCAGTGCGCTCCATGCAATACCCACAAGTCAGGCGACCTGGTGAATTACCGGGCCGAGCTGGTGCGCCGCATAGGGGCTGAAAAGGTCGAGTGGCTGGAAGGCCCTCATGAGGCCAAGCGCTACACCATCGACGACCTGAAGGCCATCAAGGCCGAGTACCGGGCAAAGATCAAAGCCCTCAAGGAGGCAGCATGACACCAGCATGGGGATTCCTGATTCTGGCCACCCTCATGGTGGTGGGTGGTGTGGCGTTGTCCTGGGCGGGCGCAGTGCGCCGCAAGCGGTACGCGGAAGAGTTTCTGGTGCGCCGGGCTGAGAAGAGGGGAAAGGCATGCAACTGAACAGCGCGCGTCAGGCTTGGCACGACTGCCTGTACACGGCCTGGGATAGCCAGGGCTCATTCATCGAACAGCTCGGCCTGCTGGGGGCGATGGTGCAGACCACGGAGCGGCAGCGCCACGCAGGTCACGCTGCCCACCAGGTCATTGCTGGTGGTGTGCAGTCAGCGATCGACAAGCTCAAACCTCACGTCAAAGCGTTCGGGCACTTCATGTACGCGCCGCGCCTGGACGTGGACGACAAGGAAACTTCGGAGGAGGTCGTATTCTTCATGGTCCAGCAGCGTTCGCCACGCATGACTGCGGCCAAGCGCGAAAAGCTTGAATACGTGGTCAAGGGCGTCATGGCCCGGTACCGGTACATGCACCAGGGCGGCCAGTCGGCCAATGACGATCCCCTGGAGTCGCCTGAGGGCTTCCGTGCGTGGATGGTGGCCCATTACGACGTGAAGCTTGAGTCAACAAACTGGGAGCGGGATTGGGCCGGATTCGTCCGGCTGGCCTTCGATTGCTGTGAGGATCTGGACAAGGAGGCACTGAGCCCGGTAGCCGCCGCAATCTACGAAATGAAAAGGGCCGCTTGAGGCCCTATTGCGTTCCCGTTCGGCTGGTGATACCGTATCGCCATTGTTACAGTTTTGCCTTCGGCAAACACCAATCAAAAGCCCGGCCAAGTGCTGGGCTTTTTTGTGCTCGCAAGAAACGCAACTGCAGCCAGGGCAGGCCCTAACGGGACAGCCTGGACACTGCTAGCCGGTAGTGTGGTGTACGGAAAAACACCGGCAGCCCGCGCACTCATTCCCTCACTGTGCTGATGGGTGGCGCGAGACTTGATCGGCGAGACTGGTGCGTCAGGGTGCCAGCGCTGGAATGGTCTTCGGCGGACAGGTGGGGAAAGACCCACACAAAGCGGGCAAGCAGCAGGTTTGCCGCCAGCCTTCCAAGCTGAGCAGAGAAGGGTTCGATTCCCTCTGCCCGCTCCAATTTCGTTATGTGCTGCTCCGCACGCTTGCCCGGTCCCTGAATAGGGTCCCGCCGGGCCTTTTATTCCAAGGACACCCCTTATGGCCGAACCAACAAGCGCCGCTGCCAGCGTAGTGCTGGGCAAGTACGGCTTGGTGATGGCTGCATTCATCGGCTCGATCCTCTCACTGGGATTCCTGAAGGACCTAACCCGGTTCCAGGCCGCCACTGCGGTCGCCACCGGATTCGGCTTCTCGGTCTACCTGACCCAGCCCGTTACCGCCTGGCTCGCCCCAAAGCTGGAGCTTGCGGTTACTGATGACCTGCTGTGCGGGGTAGCGTTCGTGCTTGGCCTTACTGCCATGAACATCATCCCCGCGATCAAGGCTGCCATGGGGGCGTTCGTCACGGCGCGAGGTGCCTGATATGAACAACATCCTGGTTTCAGCGCTGACGGCCCTGGACGTGTTCCTGTGCGTCATGGTCGTGCTCGCTGCCTGCGATTACCTGCGCAAGGTCCGCCCGGTGGATCAGCCACTGCTGAGCATCGCCTTCTACCTGGTGGCCATCGGCGGCTTCGGCGCATTCGTCACCGGCCTGCAAGGGCATTGGGTCAACCCGTTCGGTGTGGTGCTCCACGCTGGGGTGGTGGCCTATGCCTGGGTTCGTCGCGGTCACGTCTTCAGCTGATCCGCTCCACAAAATCGAGATGCGCTGTTTCGTGGCGCGAGGGCAGGCAAATGGCATCGGTAACCGTGCGCATCGCTTGCCGCCATAAGTGGTGGCTCAAGTACTACCTGGCCGGCGTCCTCGTCATGGCCCGGCTGACTGGCCGAGAGCCATGCCCTGAGCGCTTCAGCTACTGGGTGGGGCGCGGCATCAAGATCGAGGTTCATCCTGAATGACCACCATCGCGTACAAGGACGGCGTGATCGCCTACGACTCTCGGGTTACCCGCGGCGACCTCATCACCGATGACGACTGTGACAAGTGCATTGAGCGTGACGGTGTGAAGTTCTTCATGTCGGGCGCCCTCTGTGACTATGACGCATTGGTCGGGGCCTACTTCGGCACTGCGCCATCCGGGAAGGTCGACGCATCTGCAATTGTCGTGGATGCGGGCAAGCTGATGATGGTGGCGGTGGATGACGACACCGGTCTGTGGAAGTCGCCAATCAAGCCTGATCGACCGTATGCCATCGGAAGCGGAACGCCATACGCATTCGCTGCGATGGACATGGGCGCATCTGCCGAGAAGGCCGTCGAGATGGCTGCAAGGCGCGATACCAGCACTGGCGGCAGGGTTCGGACTATGAGGATTGACCAGCATGGAAAGGCCAGTTCCTCCGGCTGATCTCCTTGAGCTGACCGAGCTATCGATGCTCGGAACCAGGCTTCAGCCAGCGCCCGAGGTGGGTGAATGGGTGCAGGCAGCGATCCTCAGCGAGGGTGGCGAGCTGCATAACCCTGACCATGCACACCTGATCGACGCGCCGCTGCGATTCCTCTGGGCCTCAGCCTGCTTCGAGAAGCAAGGGCGAACCGTGGTAGGTCAGGCCGAGGCTGTGATGTTTCGTGCTGGCGGGTGGCAGAAGGCCAGGCAAGAGCAGCAGATGATCGACTGGTTCGGGGAGGTGCCGGGCTTCGTCATCACCCTGGCTGCCGACTACTGCTCCCAGTGCACCGACACCGAGCTCTGTGCGCTCATCGAGCACGAGCTGTACCACATTGCCCAGAAGCTCGATCAGTACGGCGCGCCCAAGTTCACCCAGGACGGGCTGCCCAGCCTGACGATCCGCTCACACGATGTGGAGGAGTTCGTCGGCGTGGTACGCCGCTACGGTGCCAGCCACGACGTACAGCAGCTGATCGACGCTGCAAGCCGGCCGCCTGAGGTGGCCAATATCAACATTGCGAGGGCCTGTGGAACCTGCCTGCTGAAGTCGGCGTAGTTTTGACAGGCGCTTGACGGAACCAAATCTATGGCAGCCCTGAGCAACGAGGTGAAGGCCTTCATCGTTCAGGCGCTGGCCTGCTTCGATACGCCATCTCAGGTGGCAGAGGCCGTCAAAAACGAATTCGGGCTTGTGGTGAGCCGCCAGTCGGTAGAAAGCCACGACCCAACCAAGCGCGCTGCGCACCGCCTGGCCAAGCGCTGGGTGATCCTGTTCGAGGACACTCGAAAGCGTTTCCGCGAAGAGACGGCAGAAATACCGATCGCCAACCGAGCCTACCGGCTGCGTGCGCTGGGCCGAATGGCCGAGAAGGCCGAGAGCATGAAGAACATGGCCCTGACTGCCCAGTTGCTGGAGCAGGCGGCCAAAGAGGTCGGTGATGTGTATGTGAACCGCCAGACCAAGAACGAGAATCCCCACGACAACGTGCCGCCCACACGGGTTCAGGTCGACGTGGTGGATGCGAGGAAGCCTGATGCCGTCGTTGAACGTCCCCCAGGCTAATTTCCTCCGGATGGAGAACAAGTTCCGCGGTTTCGTCGCGGGGTTTGGCAGCGGGAAAACTTGGGTAGGCTGCGCAGCATTGTGCAAGCACGTCTGGGAATGGCCCCGGATCGACTCCGGCTACTTCGCCCCGACCTACCCGCAGATCCGCGACATCTTCTTCCCGACCATCGAGGAGGTCGCCTTCGACTGGGGCCTGAAGGTCAAGACGAAGGAGAGCGACAAGGAGGTCGAGTTCTACAGCGGCGGCCAGTATCGCAGCACGACCATCTGTCGCTCGATGGAGAAGCCGCAGACGATCGTAGGCTTCAAGATCGGGCACGCCCTGGTCGATGAGCTCGATGTCCTGCCCGCGCTGAAGGCTGAGCACGCCTGGCGCAAGATCATCGCCCGGATGCGCTACAACGTGCCTGGGCTGAAGAATGGCGTGGATGTGACGACGACCCCTGAGGGGTTCAAGTTCGTTTACCAACAGTTCGTGAAGCAGCTGCGTGAGAAGCCAGCGCTTCAGGGCATGTACGGCCTGGTGCAGGCCAGCACGTTCGACAACGAGCTGAACCTGCCGCCGGACTACATCCCGTCGCTGATGGAGTCGTACCCGGATCAGCTGATCCTGGCTTACCTGAATGGCAAGTTCGTCAACCTGAACTCCGGGTCGATCTACACAGCCTACAGCCGCAAGCTGAACGGTAGTCAGGAGAAAGTGCAGCCCGGCGAGCCGATCTTCGTGGGCATGGACTTTAACGTCGGCAAGATGTCGGCCATCGTCCACGTCAAGCGCCTGGGCATGCCCCATGCAGTGGGCGAGATCATGAACGGCTACGACACGCCCGACATGATTCGCCAGATCAAGGAGCGCTATTGGCTATACGCCGATGGCGATTACCGAAAAACACGCGAGATTCTGGTTTTCCCCGATGCATCGGGCAAAGGCCGGAAGTCGGTCAATGCGAGCACCTCAGACCTTGAGCTGCTGCGCCAAGCCAGCTTCACCGTCATGGCGCCAGAGGCAAACCCTCCGGTGAAAGACCGGATCAACGCCATGAACGCCATGTTCTGCAACTCGGCCGGCGAGCGCCGGTACCGGGTCAATACAGACCTGTGCCCAACCTACGCCGACTGCCTGGAGCAGCAGATATGGGCGCCGACCGGCGAACCAGACAAGAGCCAGGGCAATGACCACGCCAACGATGCGGGTGGTTATTTCATTCATCACGACTATCCGATCGTGAGGCCCGTGGTAGTAACCCAATCCCTGAGAATGTGAGCATGAGCGATAACCCGAGCTTCACCCTGCCAGCTGTCGACGAGATGCGCCGATACTGGGCGGTGATTTCGCCGCTCATGGGCGGAACGCTGGCGATGCGGGCTGCTGGCCAAAAACTGCTCCCACGGTATCCAGCCGAAGACGAAGACGTCTACAAGGACCGCCTGGCCCAGTCCACACTGCTCCCAGCCTATTCCGAGACGGTCGGCAACATGACCTCTCGCGTGTTCGCAGAGCCGCTTCAGGTTGGTGATGACGTTCCGCCAGAGATTGCCGAAATGACCGTCGATATCGACCTGGCTGGCAATGACCTGAACAACTGGGCCGTGGAGTTCTTCCGCAATGGCCTGAGCCATGGCCTGTGCCATGCGCTGGTGGATCATCCTGCAGTGCAGGCTGGCCGCACGCGGGCAGAGGAAAAGGCCTCCGGGGTTCGCCCTTACACCGTATTGGTGAAGCCTGAGCAAGTCCTGGGCTGGAAGTCCAACGGCAGCGTCCTGACCCACTTCCGCTACATCGAGATGATCGAAGAGGAGGATGGCGAGTTTGGGGTGGAATGCGTCCTGCAGATCCGGGTGCTTGAGCCTGGCCTGTGGTGGACCTACCGTGTCGCCAAGAATGGCGGGGCCTGGGCTATCCATGACGAAGGCGTCACCAGCCTGGACCACATCCCGCTGGTCACCTTCTACACCGGCCGCACGGGCTTCATGACGGCCAAGCCGCCACTGCTCGAACTGGCCCACCTGAACGTCAAGCACTGGCAGAGCCAGAGCGACCAAGACAACATCCTGCACGTAATTCGGGTGCCGATCCTGGCGCGCATCGGTGTTCAGCCGATGTATGACAACCAAGGCAAGCCGGTGCCGCCTGAGTTCAAGGTGGGCACTGGCTCGCTGACTGACCTGCCTAAGGACGGCGACCTCAAGTACGTCGAACACACCGGCAAGGCTGTCGAGTCTGGGCGCACCGCGCTTCAGGACCTGCTGGACGAGATGCGCATGGCCGGCGCCAAGCTGCTCACCCCGGACAAGTCCACGACGAAGACCGCCACCCAGGCCGAGGAAGAGGCCGCTCAGGAGCTTTCCCCGCTGGCTCGCATGGCGCACCAGTTCGCCGATTGCCTTGGGCAGCTTCTCCAGTACATGGCTGAGTACCGGGGCCTGAGTGACGGCGGCAGCGTCGAGATGCGCGGCAACTTCGACGTGGACTACATGCCAGAGGTGTCGCTGCCGACGCTGGTATCCATGGCCAACGCCGGGATGATCTCGAAAGAGACACTGTTCGCCGAGATGCAGCGCCGTGGCGTTATCAGCGATGAATACGACTGGGCGGAAGAGCTGGCCAAGATTGACTCCCAAGGCCCAGCCCTTGGGGCGATCTGATGAAGACGGCAAACGAGCAGCTGATTGACGAGCTGATTGGGCATGAGGTCGATCTGTCCAGGTTGAGCAATGCCCAAGTCGTCGCGATCATCAAGATCCTGAACGGTAACGACACTGAGCTGCGTGCGGCGCTGGTGGCTGCCATCGAGGCGCTTGGCACTGACCTGAGCGCTTCGGCGGTGGATGCGGCGCTGTTTCGAGTCAACCAACTGAACAGCGACACCTTCGCCCAGGTTCGTCAGGCCATGGCTGCGCTGACCGATGGCGTGGCCACCTACGAGATCGCTTTCCAGCAAGGACTACTCCAGTCGATCGTGCCCGCCCTGGTGCAGGCCAAGTTCCCGATTCAGGTGGCGCAGTTCAGCCAGGTGAGGGCACAGGCCGCAGCCAGGCCATTCCAGGGGCGATTGCTGTCCGAATGGATGGATGGCATCGAGGCAGACCGAAAGGCGCTGATTCGCAACGCTGTGCGCGCTGGCGTGGTGAATGGCCAGACAACCCCCGAGATCGTGCGAACGATCATGGGCACCCGGGCCGAGAAGTACGCCGATGGGCTGATACATCGCTCACGGCGCGAGGTCGAGTCGGTTGTCCGTTCAGCCGTGTCGCACACCGCCGAGACAGCCAGTGACCGGGCTTTCGAAGCCAACAGCGACATCATCAGCCACGTTGAGTGGTTGAGCACCCTGGACAGCCGGACCTCAACCACTTGCCGTATCAGGGACAGGCTGCCGTACACGCTGGGCACGTATCAGCCCATCGGGCACAAGATCCCGTGGCTTGCCGGGCCAGGCCGCATCCACTTTTGCTGCCGCTCGACCAAGATCCCGATCCTCAAGAGTGCCTTGGCACTGGGAATCAGCGATACGGCAACACGGGCAAGCATGGATGGCCAGGTGCCGCAGCAGACCACCTACGCGCAATGGCTCGGCAGGCAGTCCTCAGCCCGCCAGGACGAGATCCTCGGACCTGAGCGCGGGAAGCTACTGCGCCAGGACAAGCTGAAGCTCGAAGACTTCTACAACGAGCGTGGGAAATTCCTCACCCTCGACGAGCTGCGCGAGCGGCTCAAGTAATTCCGCGCCACGAAACGCAACACCAGCATTTTGTGGCGCGCAATGCAGGCCTCGCTAAGCGCGGGGCTTTTTTCTGCCTGCGGTTCGGATGGACGGGGCGCAATGGGCCGGATGGCTCAACAACAGGCCGGATGGCCCAGAGAGACGAGATGAAACTTAAGACCGTTGAAGTGGATGGCAAGCAGTACGCAGTGATCGAAGATGGCAAGCCCGTCTACACAGATGACGACGGCAAGGACGTCGCATTCGATGCGGTCGGCACCCGCAACACCATCACCCGGCTGAATGCCGAGGCGAAGTCGCACCGTGAGCGCGCGGACGGCTTCGAGAATACTGCGAAGGCGTTCGAAGGCATCGAAGATGCTGCGGCCGCCAAGAAAGCCCTGGAGATCGTCGCCAACCTCGACGCCAAGAAGCTGGTGGATGCCGGCGAGATCGAGAAGGTGAAGGGCGAAATCAGCAAAGCCTTCCAAACCCAGCTGGATGAAGCCAACACCAAGGCGCAGGGCTTCGAGCAGCAGCTGTATGCCGAGAAGATCGGCGGCAGCTTCGCCCGCTCGCAGTACATCGCCGAGAAGATGGCTGTTCCTGCTGACATGGTCCAGGCCACCTTCGGCAGCAACTTCAAGATCGAGGAAGGCAAGGTCGTCGCCTACGACGCCCAGGGCCAGAAGATCTTCAGCCGCTCCCGCCCGGGTGAACTGGCCGACTTCAACGAAGCGCTCGAAACCCTCGTCTCGCAGTACCCGCACCGCGATCACATCCTCAAGGGCTCCGGCGCTCAAGGCACGGGTGCCCACACGACCAATGGTCAAAAGCCTCAGACCAAGGGAAACCTTGGCGGCGACAAGGCTGCGCGCCTGGAAGCCATCAAGGCCATGACCGCAGACGCATAAGGAAACGATATGTCTCTCTCGAACATGAAGGTGTTCAACGAATACCTCAAGCAAACCACCATCGAGACCCTGCAGCAGGACGTCGAGAAGTTCAACGCTGCCTCGGCCGGGGCTATCCGCCTCACCACTCAGGGCATCGACGGCGACTTCCTGCAGGAATCCTTCTGGGCTGGCCTGCACGGCGCTCAACGCCGCGTTGACCGCTACGCCGCCAACAGCTCGCAGGCATCGACCCCGCTTTCGCAGAAGCAGTACGACTCGGTGAAGATCGCCGGCGGCTTCGGCCCGATCATCTGGGAGCCTTCCCAGCTGTCCTGGGTGCAGAAGAACCCGGAGGAAGCGCTGGAGGTCATCAGCCGCAACCTGTCCGAATCGATCATGGCCGACCAGCTGAACACTGCGATCGCCGCCCTGGTGGCCGCCATCGGCAACCAGCCGACCGCTGTGAACGATGTCTCGGCCACCGCCGGCATCACCTACGTCGCCATCAACAACGCCCACGCGCTGTTTGGTGACGCCTCCCAGCGCCTGGTTGCCCAGGTCATGACCGGTGCCATGTACCACAAGTTGATGGGCCAGAACCTCGCCAACGCCGAGCGCCTGTTCCAGTTCAGCGGCGTGCAGGTGGTCGACATCCTGGGCAAGGCGGTGATCATCACCGACGCCGCCGCACTGTTCGAGTCCGGCACCCCGGACAAGCAGAAGGTGCTGAGCCTGGCCGATGGCGCGGCGATGGTGATGGATGGTTCCGACCTGATCACCAACATCGAGACCACCAACGGCAACCAGCGCATCGAGACCACCATGCAGGCCGATTACACCTTCGGCATGGGTCTCAAGGGCTACACCTGGGACACCACCAACGGTGGCAAGTCTCCTACCGACGCTGAGCTGGCGACCGGCTCCAACTGGGACCTGGTGGCGAACAGCATCAAGGCCTCGGCTGGCGTAATGACCATCGGTGACGCCGCGCAGTAATCGGCATAGCGCCCTTCGGGGCGCATTCAACTGGAGACAGACATGTCCGAAAAGATCGTTTACGAGAAACACCCGGTCTCTGCTGAGCGCAAGACTTACCTGCGGCAGAAGGGCTACAAGATCCTCGATGCGCGCTTCGCGCCTGAGGATTACAAACACCCGGAGCCGGTCAAGGAAGTGAAGGCCGGCAATGGTGGCAATGGCAAGACCGCAGCCGAGAAAAAGGCCGCAGCCGAAGCTGAGGCCAAGGAAAAGCTGCAGACTGCCCTGACCGCAAAGGGCATTGAGTTCTCGCCCGAGGCGAGCGCCGCTGACTTGCAGAAACTGCTGGATGAGGCCGCGTAATGACCACCTACATCACCGTCGAGCAGGTAGACGCCCTGCTTGGGCCGACCTGGGCGCCCGACGACCAGAAGGCCCGGGCGGTGCTGATGGCCAACACCTGGCTTACCAATCTCGGCCTGCCTGAGTTCGATCCGGTTCCGGATGACGTGATTCAGGCAGGCGCCGAGATCGCCCGAGAGGCTGCGGCGGGCAACATCTACGGCAGCAAGGAAACCGGCGTACTCAGCAAGTCGGTGGATGCTGACGGGGTGTCCAGCAGCAAGACCTATTCCGAGTACTCCCGAAACATCAGCGCGGGCGAATCGTTCGCCCTGGCGCTGCTGGCGCATTACCTGAACAGCAGCGGCCAGACCAAGATCGTGAGGGGCTGATATGGGGCTTCGCGATGAACTGCAGGCCGACCTTGCGGAAGCCTTCAATACGGACCTAGCCGACGCAGTGCTGGCCTTCACGGGCGAGTACATGGGGCCTGGTGTTATCGATCCGGTTACCGAGGAGAGCACCGCTCAGCCGGTGACCTACACCGGGCGTGGCGTGCTTTCGCGCTACGAAGACACCCGGATCGACAACATCAACATCCTCGTGGGTGATCTGCGCCTCACTGCGCTGGCCAACGAGGTCACGGATACCCCGGATGTCGGGCACAAAATCACGGCGCCCGACCTGATGGACCGCACCAAGCAGGTGGTCTACCTGGTCAAATCGGTGCGGGCTGACCCGACCTCGGCCACCTATCGTGTGCAACTGAGGAAGTGACCTATGGCCAAGCAGGGATGGAGCACACCGCCAAGCCTGTTCGCTGGCGTGGTAGAAGAGGCGCTGACTCAGCGCGTCAGGGTGATCGCCCTGGCCATGCTCAACGAGATCGTACTCCGGTCGCCGGTCGATACCGGTCGGTTCCGTGGCAACAACATCGTGAGCGTGGGCGCGCCGGTGTACGCCAGTAGCGAAAACCTCGATCCATCTGGGTCAGAGACCATCCAGCGCGGCCTATCCGCGATGAGCGGCCTTGAGCCGTACACGCAGGTCTATATCCAGAACAACCTTCCATACGCCACCGCGCTGGAGGACGGCCATTCGAAGCAGGCGCCAGGCGGCGTCTATGCGGTGTCGTTCAACGGCGTTTCCCAGGCCTACAGCTCATGACCTTCGAACAGATCCGCGCCATCGTCATCGGGCGCATGGCGCAGTGGACGGGCATCCCCGCGGATGCTGTCGATTACCCGAACCCGCCAAAACCATTCAATCCGGCAGGGCGCCCCATCTGGGCCCGCCTGTCAGATGTACCAGGCCTGAACAGCACGCCAGAGGTGGGCATCGGCCCATGCGTGCGGCAGACCGGCATCGTCATTATTCAACTGTTCGTGCCTACCTACAGCGGCACCCTGGCCATCACCCGGGCGGTCGATACGCTGGTCACCCAGTTCCAGTACTACAGCGCCCCGGAAGGCCCGTTCGACTTCTTCGAGGCATCACCGCAGGTCGTCGGAGACGACGGCAACAACTGGTACCAGGTCAATGTCCGGGTTCCATACCGGGCCTACTGAGCCCTCAACATCCACCGCCACATGGCGGTTTTTTTACGCCTATTGATAGGAGAAACACGCCATGTCGAGTGGTGCCAAGGTTGCAACCGCCTGGATTCGTGAAGTCACGCCAGGCACCACCCCGCCAGGCCCCTGGAACGTGCTGACTCGTACCAGCTTCGGGGTTGGGCCCACCTACAACACTGCCGAGAACAACGAGATCGGCGAAGACCGCATGTCGCAGGGCACCGCCCAGACCACCGTGGACGTGGCCGGCGATGTCGGCACCAAGATGCGCTTCGGCGCGCTTGACGAGTTCATGGCCTCCTGCTTCGGCAAGGACTGGGACAACAACGTCTTGACCATGGGCAACGACCGCATCAGCTTCAGCCTGGGCTACTATGCCGCGGACGTCGGCATCGCCGGCAAGGCCACCGGCGCCCAGGTCGCCACCATGAACATCCAGGTGCCGAACGACGGCGAGATCGAGGTGACCACCACCTTCGCCGCGACCGGCTGGCAGGACAAGGCCGACGACAGCAACTTCATCCTCACTCCGGTTGCCGAGGCCTTCCAGCGGCGCTACGGCTTCAAGGACGTCTCCGGCCTGAAGCTGAACGGGGTGCAGGTCGGCGACAACAACGTCTGCGTCGACACCTTCAACCTGCAGTTCGACAACGCCGTCCAGACCCAGCGCTGCATCGGCAACGGCACCCCCTTCGCCGGCAACATCATCCCGACCACCTTTACCCCGTCGGGCAGCATCACCCTGAGCTGGGCCAAGACGGCATACGAGCTGTGGAAGAAGCAGCAGACCGGCGACGCGATCAGCTTCGAGTTCACCCTGGGCAATGCCGACGGCGCCTACGACTTCCTGATCCCGGAGATGGAGATCAGCGGATCCTGGCCGGATGGCGGCGCCACCGACATCATCCAGGTGGAACTGACCTATACCGCCCGCCGCGTGTCGCCGACCATCACTCGTCGCCCGGCACCGCCGGCGCCCACCGGCGTGACCGTGGCTCCGTCGACCGCCAGCGTGGCAGTGGCCGCAACCACCAACCTCGCCGCCACTGTGGCCCCTGCTGGCGCGACCCAGACCGTCACTTGGTCCAGCTCCGATGCGAGCAAGGCCTCCGTCAGCGCCTCCGGTGTTGTGACCGGCGTGGCTGCAGGCACCGCGACCATCACCGCCACCAGCACCGTTGATGGCACCAAGAAAGGCACCGCGGCGATCACCGTCACGGCGTAACCATTGCCCGGCACGCCCTGCGGTGCGTGTCGGGCCTTTTACCGCAGAGGAAGACCATGGGATTCACCATTGCTCGCAAGCCCGAGCTGGACCTCCACGGCCAACGCTGGGTGGAGTTCGCCCCGGGCGCCAAGATCCTGGTCGGCTCCGCCGCTGACCCGGTGTACCGATCGCACCGCGCGCTGATCAACCGACACCTGGCGGCAGTCGATTCCCAGGCCGGCGTCGGCACCAAGCAGTTCAGCGTTGCACAGATACCCCAGGCCGAGATCGAGGTCGACGACGAGCTCTACATGGACCTGGTGGCGCACCACCTGATCAAGGATTGGCAGGGCGTCGACGTGGCCGAGCGTCCGGGCGAGCCGGCGCCGTACGCCCCGGAGCTCGGCAAGGCCCTGATCGAGCAGATGCCGAGCGTCTACTTCTTGGCCCTGCGCACCGGCGTCGACATCGCCAACCGCGTCGAGGAGCGCATCAAGGAGTCGGTGGGAAAGCTCTCGCCGTCTACCGATGGGGCCGCGACTGGGCGGGCGAAGAGAACGAGAAAAAGCGCTGGAAACGTGAGCGCCTGAACAACGTAGCAAAGGTGCCGCCGGCCCCGGAGATTGACCCGGTCACTGACCAACTGCTCGACGCCTACAACGCGATCAGCAGGTCCCGGCAGTACGTCGGCATGATGGCCGCGCCGGCGCCGATCACCGCAGGCATGGTGAGCGAGTACCTGGCCCGACACCCGACTGCCATCAATCGCGACGAGCTCGAGGTAGTGGTGTTCGCCCTGGATGAAGAATTCCGCGCCAACTGGGCGGAGCAGAACGGTAACGAAAAAGACGCGTCGGTCAGCGCCTGATGGAGCCTCCGATCAAGACGGCACTAGCCAAAAATACAAAGGGTTAAGCCGAATGAAGATCAGCCAGCACGAAATGACCGCTGTATTTGTCGCAGGCCGGCGCGAAGAGAGGTCGACGGAATGCTACCTGAGCTTTGTTGGCCGCACAGACCCACTGCTGTACCTGGATCTGTGGGCGAGCGGCGGGAAGCGGATAGGATTCGTTGAACTTCGCTATATGGCAGATGACTCGACTAACCCCCTAGCGACTGCAGGAACGTACGAAGTAGCGGGCCTGCTGCCGGAAGGCTTTCCATGCCCAGGTCCAATAGTTTCTCTGTCAGGCGTTTTGTGGCCTCGGCGGGTAATCCACGAATGACGGAGAGGATTGAGTTTTTCTCATCCTCGGCGAGATCTGATGCTGCGATCTTGGCTTCGATAAGCCCCTTGATGGTGTCCTCATGAAGCTTGATCGTTACAACGCCTAGTATGGCGCTGAGCCCGCCATCGTTTGCTAGAAAATCCATGCCGCGATGGTTGATCTTTGTCAGGTATGGTTCCGGTACTTGGCAGCCTATGTAGCTACTGAATTTCGCATCAACCAGTCCATGTTCGTATAGGTAATGAATGTTGGCAGTTGCCACGCTAGGCTCATGGAAGAGCGTGTGCATATTGTCGGCCTGCATAGGGTAAATAGCTTCAAGCCTCCTGAGTATCTCCAGCTGCAGATCTCTATCGAGTTTCATGTACCTCTCCTTGGTGATGACTTGATGGGGCAACGCTACTATGCCCAGGCCCAGCCCACGTACTGGATTTCCGTCCAGGGTGGATGGGTGGACAAGGGCAGGGTTGATTGTCGTATAGCGCCGACGGCTGCCTCGTCGTGGTAGATTGCCCTCTCATTTCAAGGAGGGGAACAGTGAAAAGACTGGTACTGATAGTGCTGGCCTGCATCACAGCAACCGGATGCGAGACAACTAGGGTTTCGCCTGATGCTGCATTCCAGGTTCCGGCAGGTGATGTTTACGCCTTCAGCCGCTCAACGGCCCCTGATGATGCAAGGATCGTTTTCACCCAAGACGCGGGCGCATTGAGTTGCTTTGGCGCAGGAATGCAAGTTTTCCTAAATGAGAAGCTTGCGGCCGAGACCAGCAGCGGGAAATCGGTGACCCTCTACCATCTGCCAGGCCCTGTGCAGTTGAGCATCAAAAACAACATGGGGTGTGCAGGTGGCGACCTGCGAGGCCTACTACTGGATTTGAAGCCCGGTTACTCGTACCAGGTCCGAGGATATCGCGGTACATGGGATAAGGCGGAGCCACTGCTGACAACGCCTGCTCCATTCAAGTATCGCTAGACTCCGGGCGGCTCATGGTAATGTAAGGGCACCTTCGGGTGCTCTTTTCTTTTTGTCGAATTACTCAGTTTGGTGATGGCGCCATGCGATGGTAGATTGCCCTCATCAACAAGGAGGGTTCATGGAACTGTTCATCATCTGGCTGGCATTGGCCGGCGTGACTGCCTATTTCGCAAAGCAGAAGGGCAGAAATCCAGTGGGCTGGTTCATCATTGGTTTTGTCTTCCCAGCTATCGGGCTTGTCGCTGTATGGCTGGCAAATCCGCTGGGGGTAGACGAGCAGAAGAGTATCGAGATCGCCAGGAAATTTGGTGTCTCCTCCCTTTATCGAAAGTGTCCATTCTGCGCCGAGGTTGTCCAAAGGGAAGCCATCAAGTGCAAACACTGCCAGTCTGACCTAGAGCTGGTCAAAGAATGACCTGAGACCAAACGAAGATAAGCCCGCCATGCGCGGGTTTTTTTATGCCTGGAGATATTGCATGGCTCAAGAATCGCGCCTTGCCGTAACCATTGACTCACGCGGCGCGCAGCGTGACGCAGCCTCTATGAGGAAAGAGCTTGAGTCTCTTGAGTCATCTGGTAATCGTGTAGCGTCGGCAATGGACAAGTCTGGAGCATCTATCGAAGGGGCCGGGCGGCGTTCTGATGCGAGCTCAAGAAGGGTTGGTGGCCTGGCTGCCGAAACCGATAAGCTACTTGGTGTCGTGGGAGGACTGGCCGCGCCATTTGCGGCGGCCTTCAGCGTTTCGAAGATCGCGCAGTATTCGGAGCAGTACACCAATCTGACAAACCGCCTGAGGCTTGTTACCGAAGGAACTGAGCAATTAGCGTTTGCTCAGGATTCTGTGTACAGGGTTGCTCAGAACTCTAGGCAGTCGCTCCAAAGTACCGCTGAGGTGTATCAGCGGGTGGCCCAGAATGCGAGGCAGCTTGGGCTGAGTTTTGCTGACGTGGAGAGCGTCACCGAGACAGTATCGAAGACCGTTGCACTGAGTGGCGCCAGTGCCCAGGCGGCTGAGGCCTCCATGGTCCAGTTTGGTCAGGCTCTCGCCTCTGGCACCCTTCGCGGTGATGAGCTCAACAGCATAATGGAGCAGACACCGGCGCTCGCTCAGGCGATTGCGCGCGGTCTCGGCGTCTCTATTGGGCAACTGCGCACCATGGGGTCTGAGGGGAAGCTCACGTCTGAGGCAGTCGTTAAGGCGCTGCAGAGCCAGAAAGACAAGGTGGACGAGCTCAGCGGCAGCCTTCAGGTCACGGTCAGTCAATCGATAACTGCATTCAACAACTCGCTGGTGACAACAGTCGGGAAGCTTGATGATGCTACTGGTGCCAGCGCCCGGTTGGCTCGTGGCATTGTATCCATGGCAGAGGCTATGGATAGGTTCAACTCCGGTGAGTTCCTGGATTTCTTCCGGGACGACAAGCAGACAGTGGCCGGGCTGAACAATGAGCTCAGCGTCACTCTCGCTGGAATTCGAGACCTGCAGAATGCGAGGTCAAAGCTGTCATCTACCGACTCGAGTGATACGGTTTTCTTCAAGTTCAAATTCTACAGCCGCGAGGAACTGGACAAGGAAATTGCCGGGCTGGAGAGCCGAGCCGCCTCTGTCAGGGCAGTAGTTGCGCAGATGCAGAAGACTGCAGCGCAGCCATCTCTCCAGACACCGAAAGGGGATGATCCAGGTAAGAAGGTGAATGCTGAGTACGAGAAACTTTTAGCCAACCTGAAAAAACAGGCTGCACTTGAGGGCGAAAACACTGAAGCCGCAAAGGTGCGGTATGCAATTGAGGCTGGAGAGCTTGGGAAGCTGCTTCCTGAGCAAGAAAAGCTACTTCTGAAATACGCCCAAGAAAAGGATGCAAAGGCGGCAGCGGAGAAAGCGTCCAAGAAAGCAGCTGCGGAGGCAGCCAAGGCTCAAGCTGCGACCGGCAATGGGCTATCAGAATCGCTCAACACCTTCTCCCGCCTGTACGCTCAGTACGACCCAGCATCCCAGGCCGCCCGCGCCCTGACCAAGGAACAGCAGCAGCTGGACCTAGCCTTCAAGAAGGGCAAGATCAGCCAGGAGGAGTACGGCAAGGCGCTGGCGCAGGCCTCGACGAACTATGCCGCTGCGATCAAGGGCGCCCAGGGCCTGACCCAGGCCGAGCAGTACCGGGCGCAGATGGAGCGGCAGCTGGCCACCCAGCGCATGGAGTACGCTGCGCAGGCCGATGCCGTGGGCATGGGCCAAAAGGACGCCACGCGCATGCAGGAGCGCCTGCGGATCGAGCAGGACACCAACAACCGCATCCTGCAACTGCAGACCGAGCTGGCCAATGCCCAGGGCGAGAAGCAGCGGCAGGACTTGCAGGCGCAGATCGACATCGAGCGCGAGTTTCTCCAGAAGAGAGTCGCTGCCCAGCGCGAAGGATGGGCGCAGATCGATCAGGCCCAGGCCGACTGGAGCAACGGCGCCCGCGGTGCCTTCCAGGACTACATGGACAGTGCCCGGGACGTGGCGGGGCAGACTCGCAACCTGTTCAGCAACGCCTTCGGCAACATGGAAGACGCCGTGGTCAATTTCGTGAACACCGGCAAGCTTTCCTTCAAGGATTTCGCTGACCAGGTCGTCGCAGATCTCATCCGTATTCAGGTGCGGCAGGCTGCGGCAGGCTTCCTGGGTTCGGCATTTGGCTTCCTCACTGGCGGAAGTCAGGCGCTGGGGCAGGGCACTATGACTGGCTTCAGCGAGCCGCTCAAGCAGCTTTCCACTGGCGGCTACACCGGAGACGGCGGCAAGTTCGAGCCGAAGGGTGTCGTGCACGGCGGGGAGTACGTGGTTCGCAAGGAGGTCGTCAGCCAGCCCGGTATGCGCGACCACCTCGACCGGCTCAACAGGAAGGGGTATGCCAGTGGCGGATACGTTGAGCCCGCTGGAGCTCCAGCGCAGGGCTATACGCCTGCGCCATCAGCAGTCGCCAGCCTTCCTCCGATTGTCCAGCACATCACCGTTCAAGGAACCGCCGACGACGCCACCCTGGCCCGCATCCAGCAGGCCGCCCAGAAAGGTGCGCAGGATGGCTACAACATGGTCCTGCGCGACCTGAAGACCAACGGCCCGGCCCGTCAGCTCATCGCCCGCAACCGATAGATCAAGGAGCACTGCATGGCTCTCGCATGGCCCGCATCGCTGCCCGTGTCTGAAATGACGTGGGGCATAGTCAACAACAGCCGGGCATTCACCTCGACGCTGTCCAACGCTCAGCAGATCGTCGGCCAGCCAGGGGCGTACTGGCAGTGCACCTTAACCTTCGGGTTGCTCACCCGGGCGCAGGAGCGTCAGCTTTCGGCGTTCCTGGGGGATCTGGACGGGATGTTCGGCACTTTCAACTTGCCAGCGCTGACGCGGCGGCGCACCGATAGCGTCGGCAGCCTCAGCGTGGTCACCGGTACGGCTCAATCTCGATCTATGCAAGTTGCCGGCGCTACACCTGGTTCGCATGTGTTTGCCCCGGGGGATTACCTCACGGTTGCTGGTGAAATGTTCGAAGTGGTGCGCCCGGTCACCGCCACCGCCCAAGGCCAGGCGGTCGTCCCGCTCAACAAGCGGATCAGGCGCACGCTGACGCCCGGGGCGGCGATCGAGTACCTCAATCCCTACTCCGAAATGCGGATGACCCAGGACACCTGGGCGATGACCGTGCGCCCGGTCGTTTCCAGCGGCAGCTATCAGTTCAGGGAGGCTTTCTGATGCCCTCGACATTCCCCTTCAGCCAAAGCGTGGTCGATATCATTGCCACTGGACGATTCATGACTGTCTACGCCTGCCAGCTCGACTTCGAGGATGGCCCGGTCTACGCGCATACCGGCACCGGTGACCTGGTGATCGACGGCATCACCTACCTCGGGGTAGGGCAGTTCGGCGAGGTCGGGCAGTCGCAGGAAAGCGACAACTCGAACTCGCCCATGTCCGTCGACCTGGCCCTGACCGGCCTGGACAGCTACATCATCACTGAGACCAACATCCGCGGCTGTCGTGGGCGGTCCGGCAAGCTCCTGTTCGTGGTGTATGACGAGCAGGGCAACTACGCCGCCGACATCCTGTTCTCTGGCCGCATGGACGCTGCCACCTTCTCCTACGCCGGCAATGGCGAGGACGGCAACAAGATCACCGTGCCGATCGTGGACCGAATGGCTGAGTGGAGCCGCACCGGTACCGAGCGCTTCACCGACGAAAACCACCGCGCCAGGCACCAGGGCGATCGGTTCTTCTATGCCGTCGCCCAAATGTCCGAGTGGCCCATCTACTGGGGCTCTAAGAAGGACGCCCCGACGTTCACCTACGAGAAATAGGCATGCGCTACCGAGACTGGACAACACGCCTCAGCGAAGTGATCAAGGCCGCCCTAGAGCGGCCTTTTTCATGGGGCGAATTTGACTGCTGCCTGTTCGCTGCTGATTGCGCGGTGGCGGTGTGCGGCACCGATCCGGCCGTGGCCTATCGCGGCACCTACAAGACCGAGGCGGGCGCCAAGCGGGCGCTGAAGAAGCGGCACGGCAGTCTTGAGGCGGCCTGGGATGCCTGCTTCACCCGGGTGACCCCGGCGTACATCCAGCGCGGTGACGTCGCGATGTACGAGGCGCCCGGCGGCAAGTCCATGGCGGTCTTCTGGGCCAATGAATTCTGGGCGACCACTGACGACGGGGTGGCCCGCGTGGTTTGTGACCCGCTTGCTGTGTGGAGAGTTGAATAATGTCTGGTGGCGTAAAGAAGCTCGCTCAGGTCGTGGTCGGTGCTGTCGTAGGCTTTGCGCAGGGCGGCCCATGGGGCGCAGTTGCGGGCGCAGCGCTGGCTTTCTACGCCGCCGAGCAGCAAGAAAAGCTCAACACTAAGTCACCTTTGCGTGACAGCGAGCCGTCAGCGCAGACCGTCCGCTCGTCCAAAGCCCCAGCCAGGTTCATACTCGGCCGCGTGAGCACCGGCGGCGTTCTGGTGTGGGCTCAGGAGCAGGCCGGCGACCAAACCGATGGCGAATGGCTGCACCTGGTCTACGTGTTGTGTGAAGGCGCTGTCGATGGCCTAGAGAATATCTACTTGGGTGAGGAAGATATCGCCGCCTACGGCGAGCACGCTTCCTACGAGCTGGTGGTCAATCCTACCGCGGTCAACGCCTTCCTAAAGGCCAACTGTCCGGACTGGAAGGATGAGCAGATCGGCCGCGGCCTGTCGTTCGTGCGCCTGTCGCTACGCTACAGCGCCGAGAAGTTCCCGTCCGGCATCCCCGACGCGCGTTTCATCGTGCGCGGGCGCAACGACATCTACGACCCGCGCACTGGGGCATCCAGCTATAGCGAGAACACCGCGCTGCAGATCCTTTGGTTCCTTCGCAACCGGTGTGGTGTGCCGGATGATGAGATTGTCTTCGAGACCTTCGCCAGCGGAGCGAACGTATGCGACGAATCCGTCGGCAATCCCGACGGCACGACCAGCCCACGCTACCGCAGCAGCTGCGTCATCGGCGCTGACGAGCAGCGCACCAACGTATTGCAGAAGCTGGAGGCAGCGTGTGGTGGGAAGGCCATTCGTGTGGGCGGTCGCTGGATGTTCCAGGCGGGGGCCTACTACGGGCCTTATGACTTCGAGATCACCGAAGACATGGTGATTGGCACTATCACCGGAAGTACCGAGCCGACCAACGACGCAGCGATCAACACAGTGCGCGGCACGTTCATTGATCCGTCTCAGTCGTGGACCGAGACTGACTACCCCGAGGTCAGCATCGCCGACTGGGTAGTAGCAGATGGCGGGGAGGCGGCTGAGACCCTTACGTTCTCCTACGTCAGCAATGCCTACCAGGCGCAGCGCCTGGCCAACATCGAGCTGCGCAAGCGCCGCGCGGGCGGCACCATCAACGTGCCGATGAACTTCCTTGGCTACAACTGCCGTCCTGGCCGCGCAGTGCGTGTGAACTTGCCGTCGCTGAATATACTTGGCGAGTTCATCGTCACCAACTGGAGCATGGGGAGCAGCGAAGGGTGCACGGCATCGCTGCAGCAGTACGATGCAGCGCAGTTTGATGATGCTGTCGGCCAGCCCTACAACCCAATCGGCTTCATCAGCCTGCCAGCCGGGGGCTTGGGCAGCCCGACCGGGCTCGCCTGGGCTACGGACGAATCGGCAGAGGTTGTCCAGGGCACTCTGAGCTGGGTGCAGCCGATTGGCATCGTCACTTCGTACGCAGTGACTGTGCGCCAAGGCGCAAATGCGGTGCAGGCGCAGCAGGTTCCGGCTACCACCCTACAGCTGCCGCTCTCCGGCCTGCCGTCTGGCAACTACACCATGAGCGTTGCCGCCCTGGGACCGCTGACCCGGTCCGGCGAGACCAGCATCACCGTGAGCATCGGCGGTCCCCCGATCCCTGAGTCGTGCGTGGTTCAGGCGACCATCGACACCATCACACTGATCCCGGGCAACACGCTGCACGGCCTCAACGGCGGGACCTACGAGTATTTCTTCTCGACCAACCCGCAGACCGCCGAGGGCGAGTACCTCGGTCAGGGCCTGTCCTTGACCCATACCGGGCTGGCATTCGCCACCAACTACGCCTATTTCATCCGCTCGAAGAATGCCTATGGGGTGAGCGCGTTCCTGAAGGTGGTGGCTTCCACGTCGTCCGACATGAGCAACATGCTTGGCGCTCTTAAGGACAAGATCGAATCCGGGCAGCTCGCGCCTGTGCTGCGCCAGGAGATTTCGTTGATCTCCGGCCCGCCAACTCAGGCCGGATCGGTTGCCCAGCGCGTAGCTGCTGAGGCGACTGCCCGTGCCCAAGCCATCGCCGCCGAAACGCAAGCGCGAACCAAGGCCATAAGCGACGAGGCTGCGGCCCGTGCACAGGGCTTGCTGTCCGAAGCCCAGGCTCGCGGGGCGGCGATCACCAGTGAGGCGCAGGCCCGCCAGTCGGCGGACGATTCGCTAAGCCAGAAGATCGACACCGTCACGGCTTCGGCCGGTAACAATGCGGCGGCGATCCAAGCAGAGGCGACCGCCCGGGCCAATGCTGACTCGGCACTGGGCCAGCGCATTGATACTGTGGCGACCAGCACGGCCGCGAACACCGCAGCGATCGGCAACGAGACTACGGCGCGGACCAACGCAGACACTGCACTGGCCGCACAGATTGCTACGCTGCGTGCCGAGTCTGGCGGGTTCGATTCCGCGCTCAACTATGGCTTTGCCTCGACTGTTGAGGGATGGACCGGTACGCGCTGTATGCTGGCAATCGAGAACGGCCGGCTCATCGTTACCAATAACGGGACCGGTGCGGCGTATCTGGGCTCTCCGGTGGTGTCACTCAAAGGGCGTGATCATGACCGAATCCGTTGCCGTATCACACGGCGTGCGGGTTCGGGGTGGAATGGCCAGGTCACCTACGTTACCGCCAACCATGCTTCATCGACGTCCTACCGCAAAGTGATCCCGGATCCCGGCTTGGCGGTTGGCCAGACCGTGGTGCTTGAATGGGACATGTCGCAGCTCACCAATGGCGGCAGCGACTGGACGGATAGCACGGTCACCAGGTTCTACCTGTGGATCAGCTCCGGCACGACCGATGTGTTCGAGATCGACTGGATTGCCGTCGGCCAGATCGCGCCGTCGGCATCGGTGGCGTCGGTGGTGGACGAGCGCACTGCCCGGATCAGTGGTGATGAGGCGAACGCAGCGGCTGCTACCGCACTGCAGAGCAGCTTGACTACCACCAATCAGAACGTCACCGCTGCCCAGCAAGCCGCTCAGGACGCGGCCACGCTGGCGGGAGGGAAAGGCAAGGTACTGGTGCAGGCGACGGCGCCGGCCGTGGCTGACCGCTTGGCGCAGAACCTCTGGATCGACACCACGAGCGATGCCAACACCCCAAAACGGTGGAATGGTACTGCCTGGGTGGCGGTGACAGACAAGGTGGCCACCGATGCTGCTGCCGCTGCGCAGTCGGCACTGTCGCAGTTGGCCGGCAAAGCCGACGCTTCGGCATTGCAGGCGCTCAGCACGACCGTCAGTAACCATGGCAACACGCTGTCGAGTCAAGGCAGCAGCATCACCGAGCTCAACAACAACCTGCAGACCACCAACGGCAACGTCGCCACGGCTCAACAGGCAGCCCAGGCTGCGGCCAGTCTGGCCGGGAGCAAGGGCAAAGTGCTGTATCAGTCGGCGGCGCCGGCGGTGGCCGATCGCCAGGCCGAGAACCTGTGGTTCGATACCACCGGCGCGGCGAATACGCCCAAGCGCTGGAACGGCAGCGCCTGGGTGGCCGTCACCGACAAGGTCGCGACCGATGCTGCGGCTGCAGCTGCTAGTGCCTTGGCACAGGTGGCGAACAAAGCGGATGCCTCGGCGCTGCAGGCCTTGGATTCCGAGGTTAAAAGCCAAGGCACCCTGCTAACCAGTCAGAGCACAGCGCTCACACAGCTCAAAGCTTCGATTGGGCAGCAGCCGGACAACCTGATCCTCCGAGGCAGTTTCGAGGATGGTCTGACTGATCCGTGGACGGCCAACCCGGTGATCACCAACATCTCCGCGCACCCGTCCGCAGGTAAGGGGATTTCGTTCTACGGCAATAGCTTCTGCGGTGTGGACTACAACATCGTTACCAAGGGAGGTGAGCAGTTCGACCTGGCGGCCGATATTTGGCCGAACTACATGACGGCAGGGCAGACAACTCGCTTACAAATGCAGTTCCGGGACAAGGCTGGGACGAGCCTTGGATACTTCACGGCGTTCTCGGTGCCGGCGGGGACCACAGGCTTCCAGACTTTCACTGGTCGTATCACAGCGCCGGCCGGGTCAGTCTCGGCCCGGTTCGTCACCCGCACCGAGCCAGCGGATAGCACCGGTCGTTCGCTGTGGTGCAACATCGTTGCTCGTCGAGTGACTGCTGCTGATTCCGCCAACGCGGATGCCGTAAGCACGCTGAGCAGCACGGTTACCCAGCAGGGCACGACGTTGACCAGCCAAGGGCAATCGCTGCTCAGCTTGGCCAACCGCATGACCGATGCCGAGGGCGTGAATAGCGCCCAGGCAACGGCCATCAGCCAGATTGACACCACGGTCAAGCAGCAAGGCACCGCGATCACCGCGCAAGCCACCCGCCTGGACGGGCTGTATGTCCAGGTGAACCCGGAAATGGAGGGCGATAGCACCGGCTTGGCCGGCGCAACGGGTGGACTGGTTGGCGTATGGACTGAACAATCGGCGCGGATCGAGGATGGGATTGCCGTAGGGCGGCAGGTCGAAACAGTTCAGGCGCAGATGGGGCAGACCAATGCCTCGGTGCAGCAAGTCAGCGAGGTCGTGGCCGGCGTCGATGGTCGAGTGTCTGCTCTTTCGTCTTGGAAGACCGAGACGAACGCCAATGGCAAGAAGGTGGCCACCGGCATCGTCCAGGGAAGTGATGGATCGGTTGGTGAAATTCTGCTGTCGGCCGACCGCGTAGCGATCATAAATGGATTGAACGGGCCTGAGGCAAACCTGTTTGTCTTCCAAAATGGCCAACTTTTCCTGAACTCGGCGCTGATCAACCAAGCGTTCATCCAGAGCCTGGTCGTGGGCATGACGCTCCGGTCCCAAGCGGTTAACGCTCAGGGCCTGCCGCTGATCGAGATCAATTTGGCCTCTGGGTCATTTACGGTGCGCGGGCAGGATGCCAGTGGATCGACATTACTCAACAACGGCGGTTTGTACGTTTACGACGCCAATGGCATCGAGCGTGCGGCAGTGGGGAGGCTTACCTAATGGCTGATCTGCGCGGGCTCCGGACGAAGGATGTGGCCGGGGCTGTGACTTTCGATACAACCATCACCCCAGTCAGATCACTGAAAATGATGCAGGTCACAGGGAATACCGCCTTCGACCAATACATCTCGATCCCAGAGATACAGGCCGCCTCGTTCGTGGTGGTTGATGCATTGTTTGATGCAGGGGAGAACACCTATAGCCCGCAGGCGTGGTACTCGCAAGGCCAGCTGCAACTCAGGCAGGCAGAAAACCGTGCATGGCAGGTAATGATCCTCTCGCAAGGAGGTGAGCCATTTGCCGCGCCGGGCAGCTACGGGATACGGGCGCTCAACAACAACGTCCGTACTCAGATCGACGCAATCAACCGAGTGCTTACGATCCGCTACAACGGAAATTTCAACATAGGGTTTCAAGGTCCAGGCAGCGGTACGCAGATCCAGTGGGGTGATGTGAACTTCGCCGCACCTATCACCACATACGAGCGGCCGCTAATTTTCCTCAATGCTGCCAACTATATGATGGTTGGCAACTTCTATGTCAAAGGCAGCCCAGGCAACTGGACGGGCTTTCGCATCAAGGCCTGGAACAACAACCAGGCGCATGGTGATGTCGCGCTGTATCCAATGCAGATCAAGTGGTTCTGCGCGAGCTACCTAACACCCAATACACCCGCTGGGGACTACGGCGCCTCGGTCAAGGATGCCACCGGTGCCCGTACGTTCGTCACAACCGCCAACCTTTCACTACTGAACGGCCAGCCTGCCAGTAACAGCTTCGTCCAAACGGGTGACCCGATTTCAGGTGGCGCCTATTACCACCCTAGTCAGCAGATGCCGTGGACAGGCAGCTATGACGACTACGTGCTGGCGAACGCTTTGTTCTCCTGCACCAACATTCAGCAGACCGCCCAGCCTATCCGGACCAACTACGGAGGCTTCTTGCCGGGAAATCGGTCGATTCTGCAGATGTACTGCGACAACGCCTCTGGCATCAACCCGCTCACCGCGAATGGGCGAACACTATTTGCGTCCAGGCCCATGAAGCCTCTTTAAGGAACAGACATGGCAAAGCAAGTAATCAACCTCGGGTCTTCGCCAACAGGTGCCGGCGGGGACGATCGCCGTTCGGCTTGGGTGAAGGCCAAGGCCAACTTCACCGAGCTCTACAATTGGCTATCGAACTTGTCGCAAGGCGACGATGTAGCGACTGCGCTGCCTGCTTCTTTGCCGGTGGCCAAGGGTGGCACTGGCGGCACCACTCAGGCAGCTGCACGCACAGGCCTGGGTCTTGGCAGTTCGGCAACCCTAAACACCGGCGCCGCCCAGGGAAACGTGGCTGTTGTCGGGTTTCGCGGACTTGGCATCCAAGGACTTGCTAAAGCCTCATCCGTAAACGTTGTGCTCAGCGGATTCGATGCGTACGACAACACGGTTACCGCGTACTCGCCGTCGACCTACGGCAGCATGCTGACGATGGGCTATCCGTTCGGCGATTGGGCGGGGCAATTGTTCATCAGTTGCACGCCGCAGAGCAAAGCCTGGATTCGTGGCGGCTCACAAGCCAACGCCCCTTTTTACGAGATCTACACCACCGGCAACACCACCCGTGCCGCTGACGGCACATTGAAGGCGATCTGAACATGGCAAGAGCAGCAATCAACATCCTGGGTGACGGTTCGATCATGGACATTACTTCGCTCGGCAGAGGAGACATCTCTGTAGCGCATCCCAGCCCTGGTCAGTACCTGGTGACTGGCACGCTAGGAATGTGCCCTCCGCCAGAGGGCTGGGGGTATGTGATCAACCAAGCGGACTCAGGAGCATCTGTCGCTATCTCGTTCACAGATGGCGTCCTGTTGGTCAGCGTGGCCAAGGAAGGAGAGCCGGCCGACCTGGTTCACAGCATCACCTTGCACGTATCTGTGGAAGATCTGCCAGCCCCTCAGATTCCCGATAGCCATGCTCCAGAACCGGTAGATCCACTGGCGCTGGCTCAGGTGGAGGCAGGTCGGCTGCGAGCAATTGCCGACGCTGCCATTGCGCCGCTGCAGGATGCTGTCGATCTGGATGACGCCACGGTGGATGAAATGCGCCGCCTCACGGCTTGGAAGCGGTACCGCGTTGCCTTGAACAGGCTACCAGAGCAGGCGGGCTGGCCAACTGAAATCGACTGGCCAGCGCTACCGGCCTGA